CTCCTCCGCCTACCCCAGCAGCAACGGACACTACAGCAGCTCCGCCTGACTTGGGCGACATCGATGTACCCGAACCTTCAGAGCCAGCTACAACGCCTCCGGCTACTGAGGAAACAGCTGATGCGTACAACACATTCTTCAACCGAATGGATGAACTTGGCGAGATAAACGAAAGCATGTTGGATGCTGTTCAGGATTACTATGATGGCCTTGATGAAGAGGCTCAAGCCGAAATGGAGGTTCAAGTTGCTCGCTTTACTAGGGACGGAATGTTCCCCGCGATAAGTGAAGGGAGGCTTATCTTTGTGGTACCCGAAAACTTGCCATCTGAAAACTAATAAAGCATGGAGCCAGAACTGAAAGCACTTGTTGATGCGGCAATCCAAGGAGGTGCAAGCAGAGCAGAGGTCCGTAAAATCATAAACGATTACTACGGTCAAAAAAAAAAAGAAAAGACTTCCGTCTCGGATTCTCCTTTGGTTCAAGAGGTTTCTACGGAATCTACCTCGAATATCGGTGTCTCTTCGACAGAAGCGTCTGGAGGTTCGGGTACAGTTCCGAGCATAGACATAGTTGACCCGTACTCTCAGGAGAGTATCGACAGATACAACGAGCGTAACCAAGGTGAGATACTTACCTCCTACCTCTACGACGGCAAGGAGATTACAAAGGAGGACGCAAATGCAATTACTGCTTACACGGGTGCGTACCAGAGTTCGTTAGAGAACTACTTCGACATCAATTTCAATGCCGACAGGTACTACGAAGCAACTGGTAGACCTGCTGCGGCACAACGGTGGAGAAACGCCAGCTCGGAGGAGCAACGCATGATGAATGCGTCTCTCATGGCTTCTATCAAGTCTCGTACTGGAGAAGACGAAGAGGGCAACCAACGTAATCCGTACAACGACGACGCGGTTTTAGAGGAACTCTTGAAGGGCTCTGACAATGCGTTTGCCAGTGACCTCCAAATGGGAAGGCCAGATGCAATTGCAGACAACGTCTCTCAAGACGGTCGAGGTAGAGGCTTTGCTGCCATGGGTGCTACAGGAAACCCCGTCTACACTGCGTTTGGTCAAGAGATACTTGAGGGTGCAGAGTCACTGGCTGGCCTTAGTGAGGAACAGATTCAAGAAAAGAATCAAACCTTTAAGGAGTCGGCGAAGGAGCAGTACTATCAAAGACGACTGGCTGCTGCCAAGGCGCGTCTAATGACAGAGGTTAACGACAGTACGAACGACGCCGTCAAGGGAACTCTTGATGCAGAGTTCTTGTCTGACGAGGAGAAGGTTAAGAATCTTGAGCGTCACCTCCTTGAGGAGTACGACATCATGGCTGACCTCAATAACACAGGCTACATCGGTGATACATCCGAAGGTCGTAATGTTAGTGCTGATTTCTTTCGTGGTCTAGGTTCAGAGGTTGTAAAACTGGTGGGCACATTGCAGTCTGCTAGCATGGACCTTGGTGTAAATGCGGTAGAGGCGGTGTTTGGAGAGTGGGCCTATGGCAGGACTGTCACTAACATGCATCGTATGGCTGCAAAGAATCTTGAGCAGTCCATCGAGAGATACAGAGCTGTGCCTCAGACAGACCCAGCCAGTAAGTTCGAGAACGGCGACTGGTCAGGGGGTATGTCGGACGTTGTTGCTGACTTCGGTCACAGTGTACCAATGATGGCTGCTGCTATTGTTACGCAGCGCCTGACGGGTAACAGCAAGTTGACGGCTGGTGTGGTGTCTGGGATGGGCTCGCTTACTGCGTATGACATCGCCCGTGACGAGGAATGGTTTGATAAGATGAACGTGGTCCAGCAGGGTGGATTTATCCTCGGCTACGGCGTTGCTGAAGGCGCACCCGCATTCGTTGGGGCTAAAATCTTTGACCGATTTAAGGCTCTAAGAGCAAACTCAAAGGGTGCTGCTGACTTCATCTATGGTGCGCTCATGAACACCCCCTTAGCTATGGGGGAAGAGGCATTGACTGAAGCCGTTACAGGCGGTATGCAGTACGTCATTGAGCAAAACGCAAAGGGTCAGGACATTGATGTTGTCCAAATGGATAAGGCCATCAAGAATGGCTTCTATGCAGGTGCCGTAATGGGTGGTGGTATCGCAGGGGCTGGTAGTAGTATTGGTGCGCTTGGCCTAGCAGCGAGCTCAATCCCATCCATCCAATCCAAGCTGGTAATTCAACAGCTTAAAAAAGAACTTGACTCTCAGGAGACTGTGTCTGGTCGCCGAGAGGTTATGGCTCGTCTTGTTGGTGCTATCCAGCGTGACGAATCAGAGGGCAAGAAGCGTAGGGATTTCTACGAGCAGCTTAGACAGTCAGACCCGGAGGCTTACTCCGCTTTGATTGATGTTCAGACACAGATTACCAAGAAGGCAATTGACTACGACCGTACCGAAAACAAGAGCCAGCGCAGAAGACTTCGCAATGAGGTCAACAGTTTGGTAAAGCAGCGAGCGAAACTAGAGGGAGACCTCGACATCACTCACGACTTGGGGTCTCGTACTAGCACAAACCAAATCATGGACAACGTCTCCAGAGTTCTGGAGGAGTACAGTCTTGATAGTCTCTTTGAAGGGCAGGACAGTGTCGTTGTAGACGGAGCAAACGCAGACAGCGTTCTCGACAGAATCAACAATCTGTTGTTGGACAAGATGGCGTTGAACCTCCCACTTGGGTTGGGTAGAATCTCGTCGCCTCAAGCCGTCATGGATGGACTGAGAAACACTATTACTGCCGTCAAAGCCCTGAGCAAAACGAAGAAGGGTTTCAAAGGTATCATGATTCATAAGACCGTCGCGTCCATGGCTAACGCTGTGCCCGGTGGTAAGGTCGGACGTGGTGTGTTTGTTGCCAAGCAACAGGACGGTGGATACAAGATTCACCTCCTCGTTCCCGCCATCCTTGAGAACACTGCTTACCACGAAGGTTACCACGAGCTAGGTATCGACACCTTGCTGGGTGACGACGCTCTCGTTGGTCTGGCTACAGAGTTGGCTAAGTCGCTTCAGGGCGAGGGTGTAGCCAACAAGTTCGGCAAGTACCTGAGCAAGGTCCTCCAAAGCCAGAAGGTACAGGAGCAACTAACTGCGTTGGGTATCGACGGCACAAAGGAGACGGACATCCTCAAGCTCATGCAGTCTACTGCTTTTGCAGACGAGTTCTTGACGGAGCTCTTGGCTGACATCACGGCAGGCAACTTGAGTCTTGAAGTAAAGCGTGGACTGATTGAACGGTTCTCAGGTCTCATCAACCGTGGCCTCAGTGCCGTTCCGTTTGTAGGCAAAATTCCAAACCCCGGTATTTCAGACGTTGGACGTGCTATCGAAAACCTCACAGGTAAGATGGCCTCTGGTGAGGACGTGACGGAAGCTGTATCCCAGCTCACCCAGTCGAGTGAAAGACTTGGACTCAAGCCTGAGGAGCGTCAGGTTGCTGACGACGAGGACGTGAAGTTCCAAGGTCAACTTGACGAGGGCCTAAGAGTAGGTGCTGGTTTAGAGAGCTTCTTGAGCACAGCCAACCTAACAGAAGAACAGCTCATCAAACTCAAGGAAGAGTTAAAACTCGAAAGGAATCAACGACTTGACAGAGTTCCTGAAAATGTAGCTGCTATTGAAGCTATGAAAGAAGGCACCCTCACACAGGAACAATACATCGAAGTGGTGAGAGATGTCATGCCTATTACTCCCTTCGACGTGGTTCCTGATATGCCTTCGTTGTCAGAAATTGGAGCGGCTCTAAAGAGCAAGCAGTTAGAAACAGGTATCTATGACCTTAACAAGGAGTTGCCAGACGGGTACTTTGTCGGATTGAGATTGGATATTCCTGCATACAATGTTTACGACGTCTGGGTTGCCTCTGTTCACGAGGGTAACAAGACCGCCTCATCTTTTGCAAAAAGAATTGGTGACAACAGCGGAAAGCCTGTAGCCTATTCACAGACTGGGGTAATCAAAGGCGTTACGTTCGGAGGTAGTCCTGTCGGGTCACTAAGTATTGCAACCAAGACAAACAAAACCACGATAGCTAGGATGTTTGGCGACTGGGTTAACCACAACCCCGCAACCATCAAGGCAAAAGCAGAGGAAATCATGGCCTCTAAAGAGTACCACAAAGACCACAAGTCTGAGGGTGTTCAGGAGGGTTGGGTTCAGGTTGGTATGAATCCCTATAGGCACAGCTGGTTTTACGACAAGCGTGATGGAATGCCTGTTACTGAGGCTAGCGAGCTGATTCAAATTGGTGCGCTAGTTCTTGCTAAGGACACGAAGAAGGTCCTGCCTTCAGACCCAATGTTTGACACTGGCAAGACCACCCCAGAAGGGGTGCCTATCAAGTTCCAAGACGCCCTCGCTGAGCCTAGTCCAGAGAACGACCCTAAGTTCGGGCCCAAGTTGATGGGCGAGTTTGCTCGGTCAATCAAAAAGCAAACGATTAAAGGGACTAGAATTGGTCAAGGGTATGGTACTGCAAAATCATCTAAGCTAGATGACAGTTACATACTTAGTCTGGCTCACGTAAAAGAAAACGAGCCTAAAATCTACGTCAAGAACGCGCTCTTTTTGTCTCAACTTGACATCGTTGCAGGCGTAAGAAAGTTTAGGAAGTCTGTTTTCGAGGGTAAAAACGCAATGAAGTACGCTGATGAGGTGTACGATATCTTTATTGAGGAAGCAAAGAACAACCTGCTCTTCCTTCACGATGCGTTCGAGGCAGACCTAAGGGAGGTCGCTACACTTTGGTACGATGGTGCCAACATTATTGCCCAGCAACTGGCGGAGGAGTACGACATTGACCCGATTCAGGTTGCGGCAGCCATTGCTGCCCTGTCCCCTCAAAAGGACTGGTATCAAAACGTCAGACTTGGAGAGGTGGTCATCGAAGCTGTGGTTAACAATGGCAATAAGCCAGTCACGCAAGAGATGGTAGACTTCTTCATGAATGAAGGGGGTGCAAAAGTTGCGTGGGCTAGAGAGCTGTCTAAGTACGTCGGTACTTCTATTGTTGAGCTCCCTCCGGGAAATGTCAGAGCCATGGCTGTGTGGGCCTTTGTTGACCTGAACATGTCTAGGTCTTACGATATCATTACACCGAGCGGGGAGCGGGGAGGTAAGAAGACAAACGCACAAGGCAAGGAGTCTAGGGCCGCTTGGTCTTCCTTGACTATGATTGACAAGGCTGTTTCGGCCCTGCTTACCGAAGATGTAGCTGAGATTTCTAGGGTGCTTGGTGAGCAGCACAAGATTCGACACTTCTTCAACAACATCCACAACCCCGGATTTGGCTCAGACACCACCATTGATACTCACGCTGTAGGAGCAGCCCTCCTCAAGCCCATGTCTTCCTCTTCTGGGGAGGTCGGAGCTAACTTCGGAGCAACTGGGGGCACCTTCATAGACAAGAACGGTGTTGTTTACGGGGGAAAAGAGGTCGCCAATCTAGCCAAAGCAGCTGGTATAAAAGTAAAGGGCGTTGCAGACTGGAAACCTTGGGCCCTGAAGAAAGGATTCGCTGAGTTAAAAGTTTCTAATTCGTCAGTTCACGCTATTTCCGGTAACTATTATGCTTATCTTGAAGCATACAGGATTGCCGCTGATGAACGAGGCTTGCTTCCAAGAGAGATGCAAAGCATTACGTGGGAGGCTGTCAGGCTTCTCTATACCGCTGGATTTAAGAACAGCGAGGCAAATAAGTCAAGGATTCAATCACTTCATACCAAGTATAGAAATGCAGAAATTACAAGAGAGCAACTTAGACAAGGGCTTCTCAAAGAAGCAGGCGGAATTGGAACGCCGGATTGGGCTCCCGCTATTCGGGACGCCGTATCCAAGATTGGCAGAGAGCAGCCCGAATCTAGAGACGTGGATAGAAGCGGTGGAGCTTCTGGACGGGAAGGAACTAGAGGGGGAGGAACTAGCCGTAGTGCAGGGGATGTATCCGGGGAAGTAAAGTTTCAAGGTGACCTGACTCGTCAGATTGCTGACTTCTTAGATAAGGAATACAGCAACCCAACTATTAAGCGTGACAAGCGTAGAAAGATTCCAGTAAGGCTGGAGGCATCTATCGGTCAGATGGCTACGATGGCGTATGCCAAGCCCGAAATCCTGAAGCTGTTGCAGGACATGGGTATGACAAAGGAGGCTGCATTGGCGGCGTACCGAAGAGCATACGAGTTCAAGCGCGGCAGACTTATCGGAAAGAAGGAGGTCAACAAGAAGGTTCGCAAGCTCAGCACCGAAGCTAAGAATCTGAGAGCAGACCTCGAACAGCTGAGAGATAAGTCGAGCAACTACAGGGAGTTCCTGAAGCAGGCAATCGAGATTGTCAAAGAGCGTATGAAGGACAACGCAAAGACACCCTTCAGCAGTGCTCAGGTGCAACAGCTATTTAAGATTGCTAGGGAGGCTCACCGTGTCTCTGGTAAGAGACTGAAGGAGGAAGGCTTCGAGGTTATGCAGACGTTCATCGACAAGCTGTCTGCTGTCTTTGATGCGAGAGATACCAAGAAGGCTATGCAGGAGTATCTCGACCAAGTGAATCGAGTGCGTGGATTGCAAAAGAGACTAGCTCGTGCTGCCAAGCCAAGGAAGGCAGGCGAGGCCCTCAAGTCTACAGCTACTTACAACAAGTACGCGGAGTCCCTGTCTAAGATTAACCCCGCGCTGTTGGATGCGGACGACATCAGCAACTTCGAACAGACTGTGCTTGCCACCCTGAGCTCAATGAAAGCTCCTCAAATCAAAAAGGGTGAGGACGGTAAGGAGGCAGTGTCGTTCCCCAAGCTACCAGCTGAGGACCTCGCTGTATTGGTTGCCCAGTTCCAGTCAAAAGAAACGCTTGGAAGAAACGCAGTGCTTGCCGCCAGAGCGGAGAGACTTGCACTCAAGAACAAGACCAGTGTTGACGAGGAGTACAACAAGCTCAAGGAGAAGTACGAGAGAAGCAAGCTGTCGCAGAACAGAAAGAACATCCTTCGCTACATCGACGAGTGGAATAAGAACAATGCAAACGACCAGCTCGACAGCAGCAACCCAGCTCACCTTGAGCGTGTGCTCGAAGCGTTGTATGACGAGAAGGTCAACAAGAACGAGGCTGCCGCTGAGCTCATCGTAGACGACGTGATGCTGCCCCGTATTGCAGCGAACCTTGACACACTGCTTGAGGAACCAATGATTGCCGACATCCTCGGTATCGCAGACCCATCGAAGCTCAACTTCGCAGACCTGAGGAACAGACTCCTGAAGCTCAACAGAAGACAGCTAGCTCACCTAGACTACAAGCTCGACGACTTCATCGTCAACGGCTCTGTATTCGGGCTTGGGTACGTACACTCTCTTGTCCGTGGCTCTATCGATTACGCCAGTGACTTGGCTGACCTGAAGAGAGGTGGCCTCAAGGCAAGACCCAGAGTTTACATGGGCTTCTTGGATACTGTGGATTCGTACATCCGAAATGCGTTTCCAACCACAGACATTACGCTTGCGAGACTTCGTCGTTCGCTAGGCTTTGGTTCTATCGAGGGTGCGTTTGGACGTGCTGACTTCAGACACTCCATGCTGATGGAGAGGCTTGAGGCAAAAGTGCTTGAGCTAGAGAGACGGAGCAAGAAAAAGATTACTGGTGTCCGGGAGAAGGCCATCATGCAAATCTTCTCAATGAGCCGTCAGGTTCCTGAGATTGACAACGAGACACAGGCCGGACAAAATGCTGCCGAGTGGTTCGTCAACCTCAAGGGCGTGATGCAGCGTACTATCGAGTACCACAACCAGCAGAAAGTAGCAGCGGGTGGTGCGTTCTCAAAGGAAGAGATTGCTCAGATGGAAAGCGCATACGACTTTCTCTTTGCGGGCACCAACAGCTTGGAGGAGTTGCAGGCCAAGGTTAGGTCAACTAATCCTGAGCTGGTTCAGATGGTAGACTTCTTGGTTGACATGCACGTGGGTCTGATGCCGCAGTTCTCTAACTACGTAGAGCGTTACCTCGGTAAGGAGCTTGTCATGGAGGAAAACTACACTCCGTTTGACGTGCGTATCCAGACCAAGAATGAGTCTACCAATGAGACGATGCGTATGTACGAGGGCTTTCACAAGGCTCTTCAGGAGTCGTCACTATCACAGACCAAGAAGGCGGCAGGCAGTAGCTTTGAGCGTAACCCAAGGTCGTTGTCTGGAGACAAGGCAATTATTGGTCTTGACTTCCTCAAGGTTAACGAGTCTACGTTGCGAGAGAACATCACACTGATGGAGACTGTCGGCTCTACGCTGGCACACAGATTTGTGATGAACTCACAAGAGGCAAACGACCTGATTCCAAATACCACGGTGAAGCAAACCTTGGAGCGGAAGATTGCCAAGTACGTACACCAAGACACGGGTAAGGTTCCCGCTATGTTCCAGAAAGACTTTGTCTTGTTTGGTAAACGTTTCGAGAATCCGGGGTACGTTGTCAGACTGGCTACGATTACCAGAGCGTTTGGCGGCTTCTTGATTCAGACGGCTAAGCAGTCTCCAGTAATCTTGAACACGTTCTTCCAAGCGAAGAATCCACTGAAGACATTCCCTTACGTCTTGCAGACTGTAGCCGAGATGGTTTACCACAGCGGGAAGGGTCTCTTTATGGCTGACTCTAAGATTGCACTGGATAATAACGGCAGGTACAGATTGTTGCAGAACTCGCCCGTGTTCAGCAGAGACTACGAAGCAGGTAACATCGACCCGTTCACTGGGTCTATGGACTTTGACGCTACGCAGTTTCAGAAGATGACAGATTACCTAAACAAGCTCGCGCTCAAAAACCTCAAGGGCACGGACAAGGTAGTTGCGATTGCTTCGTGGTTTGGATTCTACGCAGACTCTCTTATCGAGCAGGGTGTTGTGGACAGCGTAAGTGACATCGACTGGGAGGAGCAGGCAGTGAGACCAAACAAGGAAGCACTGAGCTATGCAGACTCTCTGGTCACCAAAGACCAAGCTGCTTCTACCCCAAGACAGGCGGCTGACCTGTACGCTGGTGGTACGGAGTTCGCTCCGCAGTTGGCATACCTGTTGCAGAATTTCCTGTTGCCGTTCTCTAGGTTCGCAGTAAACAAGAAGAGGAGTATTGTCTCTGACGCAAAGAAAGTCCTATACGGAAACGCCAGAGCTAAAGGTGAAGGCGGCAAGGCTCTTGTTGGTAGTGTGGCTGAGCTTGCTACGTTCCACGCGGTGGGTAAGATTCTATTGCCTGCTGTTGTCTCTGCCATCTTCGGAGACGACGAAGACCAACTGACAGAAGAAGATAAGACGAAAGCATGGTGGGATGTGGGTACATCAACTCTGGTTGACATGCTTCCTCAGCTCCCGCTTGCGGCCATCGACAACAGCATGAGATTTGCGGTCAACAAGTTCCTCATCTTCCCGATGCTTGAAGAGGACAACTTCGGAATCGGAGACGAGACCTACGACGAACGCTACGAGAGATGGGCTTCAGTCAAGGGTGGTGTGCCTATCTACGGAACCAGAACGGAACCCGGTGACCCAATGACTATGCTCTCATACATCGGTCCATACGGTCAGTTCCTTAGCGAAAGCCACAACACGATGATTAACGTCATCAGCCTTGCCAGTGGTAGCAACAAAGTGATTACATCTACAGGTAGAGAATACTTCGTCCGTCCTGAGGACAAGGCAAACATGGCGATGTACTACTACCTCAGGCTAGCCATGACTGGTGGCAACCTAATTGGATTCGGAAACAAGGAGGCTGAGCAGTTCATCAAGACTCTTGACAACGTTGGTAGGGCTAGGGCCCTCGGAGGGGAAGAGGACTTGGCGGCATACGAGGTGGTAGCTCAAGCCCTCGCTGACGGTGACTCTCAGTTCTTTGAGGCCGTCAAGAGCATTGATGAAAAGGGTGGACGCGCTAGGTTCCTGAAGCTAATGGAGGACGCGGGTGCGGACCCACTCAAGGCTGAGCAAGTTGCCAATGCCTTCTCCAAGGGATTCAACCAACCCATCGCTGAGACGGCAATGCGTAAGCGTTTTCCAGACACCTACAAGAAACACATCGCTGAGCTTAGAGAGATTCAGAAGCGTGTCAAGAACAGCAGAGACTACTACGTCTTGATGAGAGCCAAGGCCAAGACCATGAGCCCCCAAGACTACAAGGAGCTGGAGGATATGTCACGGGTATACTTCGGGATGCTTGAGCCAGCAAAGATTGAGACCGACATCTACTTAGAAGCACTAGAAGAATGAAGCTAGAGGTAATAAGATTCAGTAGTCAGGAGCGGGATACGTTGGGCCTGTTGTTCGACGCGAGCAACGGTACAGAGTTCCGTGAGTTCTTGTGCTTCACGCTTGAGGACGAAGACAGGGAAGAGAAGGTGATGCACGAGACAAGAATCCCGGCGGGTACCTACAACCTAAGGCTAAAGACTTGGGGTGGGTATCACGACAGATACACCAAGAGATTCGGTGAGATGCACAAGGGAATGATTGAGGTTCTGGATGTACCCAACTTCAAGCACATCCTTATTCATTGCGGAAACGATGAAGGCGACACGAGCGGATGCCTCTTGCTCGGCAACAGTCAGACGCAGAACGTTACGTCAACAGGATACGTAAGCGGTTCTACAGATGCATACAAAAGGGTTTACCCTCTCATTGCTGAGGCGTTACAATGTGAGGACTGTACAATCACATACACAGATTACGATGGCTGAGAAAAAGAAAATCAAAGACACCGGGCTAGGTCGTTGGCTTGCTAAAGCCGCGCCCAACGTGCTGGATACGGTGGGTGACTTGCTTCCAGATAGCGGGGCACTCGGCATGGTAAAGAACCTGCTTGACAAGGAACCGAACGTCTCCCCTGAGGAGGCTAAGGCACGTGTCGATGCAGAGATTGCCTACCAGAACAACGTGACTGAGCGTTGGAAGGCTGACATGGGTAGCGACGTGAAGCTGGCTAAGTACATCCGTCCGGTGACTCTCATTGCGCTCATGGGAATGTTCGTTGTGACAATGGTGCTGGACTCAATGGACAACCTACCGTTCAATGTAAAGGACAGCTATGTTTCTCTGCTTGAGATACTTATGCTTACCTCATTTGGTGCTTACTTTGCAGGGCGAACTATTGAAAAATCCAAGAAGAGATGAGACCCGAAGAAGATTTTGACATCAGCTTTCTCGACCCTAAGAAACTCAAGGAGTCAGAAGCAAAAATTGAATCTGGTGAAATCACCTGCAACATTGAGAAGCCAGAGGACTGCGAGTCTTGTAGTGGCTAAACAATCGAGAAGACCAGAAAGTAAAAACCCCCACCGGTTAGGGTGAGGGTTTCTGAATAGGTGTTAGCCGGGGAGGGCTTAGAGATTAGAGCCAAGCCTTTTTCTCATGGCGCTTTACCGTCTCCTCAATCTCCTCCTTGCACCACCGGTCATGAATCTCCTTGATTCGTTGCAACCCGACCTCGTCGGGGAAGTCGCCAAGGAGAGACGACAGATGCTCTGCCTTTTCGAGCTGTTGCTCAGACATCTTGCCCCTCTTCAGGTCGTCGTTGTCACAAATTAGCTCTCTCTCCATGAGCAAGCCGTACAGGTCCTCCAGCATTTTCACAGCATGCAGGTGGACCACGGCGAACTGCTCCAGCTCTTGCTTACGGAACTCAAGGTCCAAAAGGCGGCGGTACAACGGAACGTCATCACCGGCCTTAATGTAGTTCTTGATTTCCTCCACTTTCTCAAGCATCTCTCCATGGGTAGGAGCCTGCCGGATGTTGATAGAGCTAGTGACGTCACAGAACCGTGACTTGGGTTGGGATTTAGAATTACTCATAATGATGTGTGTTTTTGAGTGTCTGCTGATTATGCGTATCCAGTAAGTCAAAGAACTTCCCGTTGCCGGGCTTCACATCTAAAACGCCACGAGGTCTGGGATATTGTGCCAGACATGTTAACGAAAGCAAAATTATGGCATCCTCGAAAGGTCTGACACCTTGCACTTGTATGCATCAACGTGCTCAACAAAGTCACCATCTCTGTCTCCTTTGAATACACGCTTCGCCTTCTTCAGGAATGCATCTTTGGTTATCCACCCTAGCGCCCAAACCCTGAAGGTTTCTTTTGTCCTGACAATCGACGCAAAGATGTACGTCTCACAGTCCTGATGCAGGCTGGTGTCTGCGATGTGGCAATCAAAGTAAGGCGACGGCGGCTTGGTTCTACGCTTGGTTTTGATGTCAGCTGTAAGGACACGACCCTTCGGTGCCCAGAACAAGTCATAGTTGTAGGTGTCTTCAAGTTTCTGCTTCAGGTGCTTTGACAACGCCTGCTCTGCAATGAAAGCCTCTAGGTTTGCTTCACCCTCAGTGATACTATTGTTTAACGCACCCATTTTCTCGGCACGTTTCTCGGCACGAATAATCATGCGCGGTGTCACCGATATCTCAACCATAAGAGATGAAGACGGGGGTCTTGTCCCCGACGTATGAGCCCACCACGTTATACTCCATGAACTCAACCGCATCCTCAATCGTCATGCCGTCCCTGTGTATCAAGATAGAAACACAAGTGTCGTAGTCGTACACTGCAACGACATTACCCCCTTGGGTATGACCAATCAGGGCTTCTTCAAATCCATCAGCTAGTAAAGCGTCGTTGTCAGCCAGCACTTCAACAAGGTAGTCTCTTTTAAACTTATTGAGACCAGCTATAAATTCTTTGGTTGGTTGAACGTTCATTTCAAATCCATTACGTTTAAAAACATCTGTCCCTGCTGGGGGTCAAAGGTTTTGATTGCTTTGTAAATCCTTCTGGAGTCCTTCCTTACGGAATCCCTGTCCGCCTTGGTTGAATCTGTTCCAAGTGTGCAGTAAAGTGTGCAGTCCATTTTTAGGAGCTGGTCCATCTTTTGCTTGTTAGTCCACGTAGTAAACGCTGCAATCTTATCTACGTCATCAATAGTGTATGCCATTTAAGTATCTATTTAGTGCTTGTTGAACGCCTTTTTCGTGCCCCTTTGGAACCTTCTGGTAAAGCAACTCCTGTATGCCCATGAACTCAGCCTTCCAAGCGTACTGCTTCTTAATCTGCTCCATCTTCTCCTCTGTTTTCTGGACCTTGTTTCTCAGATTAAAAATCTCATGCTTGAGCTGAGCCTTATCCATGTCGTAGACGGGGTCAAAGCTGCCGTAATAAACAGCCTTAGCATGCTCGTAAGATTCTTTGAGGCGCTTGTCATTCATGATGTACCCGTCGAATCTTTGCTTGTAATGGACGACAGTGCAATGACTCTTACCTAGATACTTTCCTATTGACGTGGTGGTGTGCCCCTTGTCCAAAAGAATCTTGGAGAAAATCATACGTGCGTTTATGTGTGGACGCTTCCTGCACGTGGTAATCAGGGTTGAGTCCATGATGCTCTCAACGGCCAGCTGGAGCATTTGAAACTCCTTGTTTATTGTATTGCTCATTTAGTTAAAATCGGAACAGAAAGGTAATCAGAGATGTCGTAATCAGACAGCCACCCGCTCTGTTTTTTGGCATTGTTTATAGTACTCCATGGCAGAATCCAACCGCGAGCGTTTGCTGATTTGCCTTTCTCAACATCTCTCTTCGTGTCACGAGTGTTTAGATTCTGCGATTGACAGAACTCCAACAGCTTCTCCCTGTTAAACAGATGAGCAATGGCTTTGTACTCACCGAATCTAGACTCCTCCACCAAAACGTCTGGAGAATACTTTACAACGTACACCCAGTACTTAGATGTAGAGACACAGATTCCCGTTTCCTTTTCGTTGCTTGGGTTTACGTACTCAATGAACAGGTTCCCGGTTGGTTTTCTTTCCGAGCCATACGACGACCATACTGCACAGGATTTTGTGTCCCACTTAACTTCGTAGTAATGGTCCTGCGTGAGGTCATGAATATCCCACCCAGCAACCAAGCCTTCGGACTGCTCATAGTCTCTGCCAGTAATGCCTTGCATAAACCTAAGCCACGCAACCTCTACACGCTTGCCAAACTCACGGTCTTTTACGAAACTACTAGGCATCAGTGGTTTCTATGTACTCTTTTAAAGCGTTCTTCATTGCTTCCAATTCAAGAATAATAAGGCGCTTGTACTTCCTTACGTCGTTCAACATCGGCTCCCATTCGTTCTTGGGGCTGCCCTTGTCGTCATGTAGCTCTTCATAGAGCAAGGTGGTCAGCTTCTGTATTTCTGTTGTGGAGAAGCTGTACAACCTACTAAGTTTCTCCTTGTCCATCGAGGTGTTTTTTGATTATGCGAATCGTTTCATCGACTTGCTTCTTATTTTTTGGAATGAACAACATGTAGTCGTCCATGTTATTATCTCTCAGGTAGTGGAGGAACAGCTTCCATCTCAACGGAAACGTGTGTTGTGATGGCACGTAACCCTTTGTTTCAATGATGAACTTGTGCTCATGACTGACAAAGTCCGGGGTGTATTTGATTGGCAGTACCACCCGATTGGTGGCATCTGTCATCACGTCCTTACCCTTTGAAGACTTGTGGTATGTGCCCTCATACCTAAATGACTCGACCAATTCAAACGTCTCTGGCTCATATCGGAAGTCCAACTTGGCCGCCTTCAACTGGTCAAAGCAATACGTTTCAAGAGTAGACTTCATTTGAATGCGACCCCTACTCAGGTTTCTCTTCTTCGACTTGTGTGGTCGAGTTAGATTCTTTTTGTATCGCTTTGTCATTTTACAATTTACATTCAAAGGGAGGTTTGTTTGCCAACAAGTTGTTCACCAAGGCTTGTGAACAGTTTTGTATTTGGTTTCATCATCATATATCCGCTCTGTGTGCTATTGAATTCAAACATCAAAGGCTCCCCGTAAGGCGTTGGCTTCCCACCAGTATCAGTCTCCCTTACTTTCCTTACATGCATCTCAATACTCCTTCTCTGTAGCGGGTCGGGGCTTTGGATTTTTCGGTGAAGGGTTATGAAGCAATCACTTCTGTTGACCCACTTGCCTCCGTGCTCCGTGTCCTCTGCGAAGGGCGCGATGGGTAGGCCGTCGTCCCCCTTGCGTCGTTGAGACTCAGTTACACTGTGAGCGTTGACCCACACGGCAATGTCAAGATTGTTACTGAAGGTCAAGAACTCACTGGCGGCCTCGTAGTGGTATTCGTGAACACCAACGCCACGGCCAGCGGACATCTCAATCTTCAGGCTATTGTACGGGTCAATGAAGAGACCGTCGATAGGATTTTGCCTGTGAATCTTCTCACAAAAAAGTATGATGTCTGTGTAGCTATACACCTGACTGTTGTCAATCACAACGAAGTGCTTCTCCACCCATTCACGCGCCTTCTTTCTTTCTTGATATGTGGTAATGCCAATCTGCTTGTTCAACGCAAACGTCATCAGCTTCATTTTGATGGCGGCGGTGCGGTTCTCACTTGAATAGATGACCCACCTCCAGTTGTGATTGATTGAGCTGGCGACCATCATCCACAAAGCGAAGGTCGTCTTGCCAATGTTGCTGTGCCCATTTATCATGACAAACTCCTTCTTGAAAACAAAGTTGTTGTCGAGATACTCGTTGCCAGTCGATAGGCCGACAGGTATATCCCCTGCCACGTACCGCTCTATCCAATCGTAGTCAACGTTGTCGCTAGAGACAAAGCTCATGTCTCCATCGGTCAACTTCATCTCCCTCCGGATGCGGTCTTCGTTGTTGAGGACCTCTGATATGGGTAGCTTCTTCCCGTTCTCAATGCCTTCCCTAATGCTCTTCTTTGCGGCATCCAAGTCACGCACATCTCTCTTCGCAATCTCTCTTTCCAGAACCCAGAAGGCAACAGACTCCTCGACGATACCGGACGCTACAAATCCTCCGAGCAGGGTTGCCGCTTTGACTAGCACGTTGTGCTTCTCCCCCTCCTCTGCTTTACGAATCATCATGGAGGCAATGTTTACCTTCATGTAGTCCGTCTTCTCACCGATATCCTTTATCTCCTGTTGTTCAGACCGTTCCGAAAGCATGCCTCCGTATCTCTCGTAGTCTGTTTTGAATACAAGCTCAGGGTCGAAGCTCTCAAAGCAAGCCCTCGACTCATTCTCGCCAGTGCTATCTAGCTCAAGCCCATACTGCTCGTCGAAGTACTTCTTAAGAGAGCGGTAATGCTCACGGTGTTTCTCCGTGTTCGTGACCTCAACTAGAGCCTTTACTCCATCACCACTTGGCGACACCCAGCAAGCGGCAATGTATTTGTTTGCGGTAAGTGCCTTCTTGGTCCGGTCAACATCAACATGGTCAAAATCTAGGACAACAAGACCACTGTGATACATCAACGCATCATCGTTTCGTTTGCCGTCCCTGAATATGCCACTAAAACATACCGCTGGTAGTTTTTGCTTGGCGGTTTTGTCACCGTCTCTAACGTTGGTGACCTGCTCTTTACTCCTGCCCTGTTTAATCCTCGTTAGAACCGTATCTAACGTTGTTACTACTGCCTCCTGTGTGCGATAGATGGTTGGGTAGATGGTTACCTTCTTGTCCTTCATTCCTCAACGCCATTACTTGGTCCTCGTACCACCGTGCTTTCTGCATGTCCTTCTCCATCGTCTGGCCTTGCTTCTTGCCCGCCCTCATCCGATACTTGAAGCTGTTCATCTCGCAGAAGGCGATGTATAAGTCTACTCCCCAAATGTCCTTCATCATTTGGTACACCTCCTTGCCCCCGGTTCGGTAGTGGCTTGGATGATTTACCTCTTCGTACGGAGTTTTGGATTTTACTGAGGACGTTTTGGAGGACTTTGATTGTTCCTTGGATGCTATCAATTTGCTCATGGGCTCCTAATTTATTCTTGGCTTGCTCGTTTAAGTAATTCAAGTCAACATCCTCTACCTTCCTTGAAACGACATCCGTTGCGGCATTGAACCACTCCCTGTAGTCCTTGCTGTAACGATAGTATGTTTCATGACTGCTAATGTAGTGATACACTGTGGTCCTGTCTTTTTTCCATAGTGCCGATATGTCATCGTTGTGAAAGAAATGAGTGCATGCATTTGTGAAGGCGGCTCTGCACTCAACGTTGTGTCTCTTCCTGTTGTCTTCATGTGGATGCTTGATGACCTTCAGGTATTCATCCCATGTCTCTTGAAAGATGTTCATTTATAGTAGGTTTATTTAAGTTCGAAGAAGTGCTCGTCTTTCCGAGCCGTCAGTCTTTGGCAACCATAACGGGATAATGTCCTTCGGCCTCACGGCCCGATTTAATCTATAGAGTTCTGGCGTTTACTCATTACCCGCCCACAACGCGGACCATAAACTCTTTGACTGGTTGCCCCACCTCACCCGACAAGGTAGAGTTCTTAATCCGTGAGGACTAGATGGGGGCGGCAAGTACCTCCGACAGGAATCGAACCTGTGACCGTCTGCTTAGAAGGCAGATGCTCTATCCGACTGAGCTACGGAGGCAAAAGAAAGGGGGGAGGATACACACATCGAACCTCCCCCCAGACAATGACTAGTCAACAAAGTAAGGGTGTCGGTGACCCTCGACTAGTAATCTCCGTGAAACCTTAGAACGGAACCTCGGTGGTAGTCATTGCGTTTGCCTTTCTGTCTTGCTCTTTGGGAGCATTGGGGTCATAGACCTCACAAAAGGCTTTCATCTTTCTGTTGTCGTCCTTATGTGGGACTGACACGACGGTCAAATAGACACGTCCTTTCTCAGTAGCGTACTGCTTGAGGTTGTCAAGCTCTTCCGTTGTGAAAGAGATACGCTGTTGGACTCGCGGGGATTCTGTGTATCCCGCATACACGTTGCTGTTATCAGCCATGGTATGAAAAAATTAAAGGGTGTTTGTGAACGCTTTGTATTCACGGCGCTTGTTCACGACGCCGAGATTTCCTTCTGCATACAACCACATCAAGCGGAGCTCGTTTCTATCAGACTGCATCGCCTTTGACAAGTCATTGTACGTAGCCTTCATTTGTGTGATTGCGTAGTACGTGGTCAGGCAACGCGCCTCGAATGAATCTTGACTGAAGCTAGCTGGTGAGGACACATCCACTCCAAAGTGGAGGTTGGCCTTGTTGATGAGTTGTTGTAGTGTCATTTTAAATCATTCCTTTTATGAAGAACGTGTCAGTCTTCAGGTTATTGTCCAGATAGCGATTAATTCTATCGACCGCTTTATTGAACTTCTCCTGACCTGAGACCAACGTCTCTTCACTTGCTTGGTAAACTCCGATGGCATACGGATAGCTCTTTTCCTGAGCCACCCAGTAGAAGGTGTCAAGTCCGAGCACTGTACAGTAGATGTACGCTTGGATGTCGTATCCGTAATCTCTAACAGCGTACCTAAACTGTTTCAGTCCACGAGTGGTCTTGTGGTCACTGATGTAATTCTCGTTCAGGCAATCAAGGAATCCTCTTACCGGAACGCCGTTGATTTGCTCATTGAACTCGTGCTGGTAGTTGCCGATGAGGTATGTTTCTAAGACCCCACTGACCTTCAGCCTTTCAATCATCTCCTTGGCTTTCTGAAAGTCGTCCTCGCCAATGAGCTTGAGACCTTTCTGGTCTGCCTCTTCTTGAAAGTCCTTAGCCCAAGCCTTGTACTTGTTGGTCATGCGTGGCGCACGACCACCTATCTCCTCACACTTGGAGCTGTCATTGAGCACCATGAATTGCTTATCGAAATCCTCTGGAGTGAAGAGTAGGCAGTCGTACATGCTACCGAAGGTCAGTGCATCGCTTTCCTTGAAGAGCTGACCCCTCATGTACATCTCCCATAGCTTCATGTCTTGAAGCGCATACTTAATGGAGCTGTAGGACAGGTGGCCCTTGCCTACTGATTCTGCTAGCTTAATACTCAGCATCAGGACTTGGATTTTTCTACTGCAAACGCTTGAAGTCTGTCAAACTTCTCCTTTGAGAACATCGTCTTCGATTGCTTGCTAATTTTCTTCCACGCCTCGACCACGTCCTCTGAGTTCTTCAGGTAGGTCACTGCTTTTTGGTAGTCTGCTTCAGTCGTGTCCTCGCTGACGTTTTGCTTAGCGATAGCTTCCTTGACCTCGTTTGCTGATGCAATGCTTACATCGATTCCGATTCCAAGCATGGCGAGTGCGCGTCCTACAGCTGACGTCTCGCAGTTCTCTACGTAGCTCGTCTTGTTGATGTTGCTGGCAGACTTGACCTCGTGAGCAAGTCCTGTTGCGATGACACGTTGTTCGGGGTCGGCGATGATGGTCTTGCAGATGCACTCGTCCTTGTCATCCAACATCGTTACCTCTGTGGAGATGGTCCAGTTCTTGTATTGCTCTTCTTGACGGAAGAATTTGACACGCTCGCTTACATCGACGTATGCCTTGCCACGTATGTTCGTGGTCTTGAATTTGTAATCACTCATTGGATTGAATTTGGGTTTCTTTATTGAGTTGCTCGTCGTACTCAGCAACTAAGTTTTCGTACTCGTCGAGCATTAGGCTCTGGTGTTGCAACAGCTTGACGAATTGTTTGCGCTCCTCGTTCGCTTGTTTTGCGAAGTTCGGGAACATGTGTGAAACTTTCAACAGTTTTAACACTTTACTTGTGAACTTTTTTCTCAAACTCATGTTTCCCAGTCCTTTAATGAGTCTGTCAGTCCGTAGTTCTCTGCGTCGTCGTTGATACGCATACAACGCTGTGTGAATTGGTCTGGCGTTAGCTTTCCCATGTCGTACTGGCGACAGGCTTGAAGAAAGGAGGAACAGATTGTCTCAGTGTCCTGTTGCTTGAACGTGTTGCGTTCTCTTGGAGGGGTGTCTGCTGTTAGCATGTTGATTGGATTAAAATGACTATCAATGTTATAACGATGCCAAGCCAACCAATATTGCACATGGCATCAGAAAAATTTTTATCTCTCATGTCATCCGTCTATATCAATGTGCTCCAACTTCCAGAAGAAGGAGATGACATCATTGAAGTCGGCAAACGTGCGCTGTGTGACTTGGTCTCCGCTCTTGGAGAAGACGACGGCTTCGTTCACGCCGTTGAGGGTGGTGATGCTGAGCTCCAGCTCACCGATTTGAATCTTGAGCACACCGGACTCGGTGGCCTTGTTCATCTGGACCTCGAAGGGTCGTGGGGTCTTATCGAATACACTCATTTTGATTGGGGTTTCTGTAATTAGAACGGCAGGAACTCGTGGGTTATTGTGCCATCCTCGGATAAACTTTTTTGGTCGATGAGATGGCGTGCCATTCGACCGTAGCTACCTTGAAGTGTCCATGCCATGCCGTTCTGAATCAGGACGGAGAACAGGTCAAGGGTTTGGTCCACGTCTAGCTTGCCTTCCTCAAAGAAGAGAATCTGTTGAGCTAGCTCTCGGTGTGGAGTCATGAATGCCTTAACCTTCATCATCGTCACACTCTTCTATGGTTTCGTATTCAAGGCCACCGACCTCGCTCTCTGCGTTGTCGATTTCTTCAACCAGACACTGGACGAAGTACCGGAGTTCGGTAATCATCTCGTCCGGGGTCATTTTGCGGACGCAGTTCCTGATTTCGTAGAACAGGTGCCCGAAGGTGTCGTAGGTGCGGGCGGTTTGTTCGATGGCGGGGCTCACGCCCCATCCATCCTTGGTTGTCTTCACAATGTTGCTCATGATGATGTGTTTTTCATGTGGTTTCTACAGTAATAACGCAGGACTTTCCTTGTTATTGTGCGCTGACTTGTGAAGCATTGTTAATTAGCTCCATCATCTCTTCGTCGTTGGCAGACTTGGACTCCGACAAGTTCCTGTTCTCCTTGACCAAATCCTCTAGCTTCTCACGCAGAGAGGTGATACGCTCGCAGACATTCTTCTGCTTCGAGGCAAGGGCGGCGGAACGCTGGAGCTTGGCCTCTACCTTCTTCGCCTTGGCGTGGGTCATACCACTCTTGACGATGATGGGGTTGCGACCAGCGGCGAACAGCTCCTCCACAACAGCGTGGCGTTCTGCGTCAGTCACCAGACGACTACAGCTGTACTCGTTGAGCTTGCCTGTGTCGATGACGGCGTAGGTCTGCTCCTCAGGGACCTCAACACCCTGCAACAGGATAGCGAGTTCCTCGTTGGTGTAGAATCCGTTGTCCTCTCTGAGGTCACGGCCCTGAGCGGCGTTCTCGGTGGCCTTCTTGATAGCCCCAGCCTCTCGGCGCTTGAGCATACTGCCCAGCTCGTTGACGGCGGCGAACAGATTGTTCGGGTACGTCATGTACTTCTCGGTGCCATCAGGCAAGACGCGGTTCATCTGGAACTCAGTGTCACCTTGCTCTTTAGAGAGACGGAGAACAGGAGGGACGACCTTGATGCCATCCATGATGTCTGGGTGGTCCTGCACAACTGCGTCCACGTTGATGGTGTACGCGCTGGCATCGAGGCCCTTCAGGGTGTCCTTCTTGAGTAAGCGACCACGCTTGAACTTGCGACGTGCACGGGTGTTGCAATCTTCAACTATGTCTTGGTCGAGTCGTGTGTAGAGTCCGTGGGACTCGATGTCGTCCAAGCATTCAATGACTCTGTTGAACTCGTAGCTGTAGTCGAACTTGCGTCCGCTCTGCGGCGATGTATCCACTCCGAAGGCCACGTCGATGGCATCTTGGAACTGCTTCATCTCAGAGCCTCCAATGTGAGCGTATCGCTTACCTGACTCCTCTATGATTTGCTTCTCCATACGCTGGCGAACTGACCGCCCAAGTTCCGTGAGCCCCTCTGGTAAAAGCTCTGCCTTGAGCTCAGCCACCTCTTCAGTGCTTACGTTCCAGATGCGCAAGTTGCAGTGGCCCATGGAGTCCTTGTGCTTGTTGTAGAAAGCCACGGACAGGGCTTTCTTGAAGGTGTACTTACACTTCACGAGGTCCAAGCAGTTGTTGGCTACTATGCTTTGAGCGATGGACATCATGTCTGTCTCGATGTCGATGTTGAATTTTACTTCGGTCATTTTATTAAGATTTGAATTGAACTTCTTCTATAGTAATAACGCGGCAGGTTTGCTGTTATTGTGCTCAGGTTGTTAATGGACGTTAACGCTTTCTCAGTGCCAGTGCCAAGCAGGTTGGCGGCAGGCGGCGGTCTTCTCTGTACCTTTTGTCGTAGGCGACGTGCAAAGACAATCTGTACTTCTTGTCTAGGGCCTCGATGACTAACGCCTGTGCTTCGGGGTCAGCCCCTGCGAAGAACTCGTATGCCTCGGCTAGCTCCTGCTTGCACAGGTCCAGCTCAATGAATGGGTTGGGGGAGTTGTCGAAGGCGCTCATGATATCACTTCTCCTTTGAGGTTATCAATGATGACGGCGTGTTCTGCTCCCACGGCGATGGTCTGGGCTGTGGTCAGGACGTTGGTCTGAACCTTCTCGTCTGGCCTTTCGCCTCCGTGGTATAGGTGGATGGTGTACCTCTTCATGACTGCTCATTTACAAGTGCAACAACCTTGACCTCCACGCATTCGCTCCATTGCTTCGTGAGGTCGCATCCGCAGATGTAGCGTTCACTGCTGGTGCATTCGAACGTCACGGCGGAGAGGTCCTCACCGAACTGCTCCTCTGCCTCTCCACGCTGGAAGTCCAACTCTGAGTTGATGAGGTGCTCTTCGTTCGCGGTGAGACCAGTCAGGTCTCCGTTGAAGATGGCCCCAAGGAAGTGGGTGCCAAGGGTGATGGTGTCAATTTGCTTTGCTTTCTGTCCCATGTGATGTGTTTTTTAGGGGGGGTTCTATAGTAATAACGCCGGGGTCTCCCTGTTATTGTGCGCTGGTTGTTAATGGATGTTAACACTATGTGAGCTGTGAGTGGTTCACTGGCTTGCCCTCGTAGGCCCAAGAATCCTTGAGCGGGGTGACGTTTGCTGTGTACCAAACCTCGTCAACGTTCCAGCCCTTTTTGCGCTTCATGTAGTTGATGAAGTTGTCCACGTGGCCCTCGCTGTTGAAGGTCTTGGCGCAGGCCCATGTACCTCGGCCCCATGCGCTCCCAGTGTAGAACTGGATGGTAGCTCGGAACTTGCGGTCGGTGCGGACCACCCCGGTGTAGGGGTAGCTGGCGTATGCGATTGGGGTGGATGGGTATGTGTTCATTTCTTCCATGGTATTTCGATTCCTCTGATTTCTGCGTATCTACAAAGGGGGTGCACGTGTCTGACCATCATGTCTAAATCTCCTCTGTGCTCAGCCTTGAGAAACATCTTGCAGAAGAAGTCTGCCCAGTCGCGGTCTCTGCGAAGGTCTCTGAGTTCATCCTTGTCGATGACTACGTACTGCGGGTTCTCTCTCTTGCTCATTGTCTCTGTGGCTTCTATAGTAGTAACGGGGTAAAGTCTCTCCATATTGTGCAGGGGTTTGTGAATGAATGTTAACAGATTAAAGGCCCTGTTCACGCCTTGCCAGTTCGTTTGTGGTCCAGCAGAACACGGCGATAGCTGGGAACACTGACAGCAGGAACAGCTCACCCAGAAGGAGTCCGAGTGCGAAGAATCCACCCGCGATATTCATGACCGCGAGCATATGCATGGTGTAAACGATGTGGGAGGGGAGGTACTTGAGCATCTCTCTTGGGGGGTTATGAGGAAGGAGCGTCTGCTCCCTCCCCGGTGATGAAGTCCACGGCTTTCATGGCCTTGTTTGCGGCGCTCAGAGCCATCTTAGGTTGGTCCTGTAGCTTCTTGACCCAGCCGTTGATGTAGGCTTGGCTGTTGGTCTCGTCGTCTTTGGGCTGGATGCCTGTCAGACCCACAAGGAACTGGGCTCCAATCTCAGCAACCAACTCCTCCTTGCTGTAGGCATCGCCTCCGAAGGCGGCAACCTTGTCCAAGCGCTTGAGGATGGTCTCGTGGCCTGTGCTGTGGACCAACTCGTGGAACAGCACCTTGTAGTAGTCGTCACTGCTCACGAAGGTCTCCTGCTTCGGCATTTGCACGTGGTGCTTGCTGGGCACGTAGAACGCGCTGTCGCCGCCATGAGCCAACGTAGGGCGCATCTCCTTGGGGTACTGCTCCTTGTAGATGCTCTCGGCCTGCTCAATCGGGTTGAACTCTCCGGTGACCTCTACCTTCTCCCGGCGTGGCTCCAACCCTTCGCACTGGTCGATGTTGAAGACGTTGAAGGCGCGGGGGAAGAACAGCTTTGTGTAGCGCATCCCCACGGGCACGTCCTGCAACTTGCGGTACGTCTTGCCGCTGTCAACGCACTTGTAAATGATGTTCCAGAACACAATGAAGGTGGACTGGGAACCCTTCTTGACGTTGCCCCCTTTGGCAGCGGCCTGCTTGTACGTGACCCACTCGTTGTGTTCGTAGCCATGCTCCACAACCTCGGCGCACAACAGGAGGACGTTGATGCCTTTGTAGGACCGCCCGGTGGAGTTGTTGATGGGGCCCGTCATTCCGTTGGAGGTCCATGGACGGAACCATGTGAGGCCCTTCTGGTTGAGACCAGCCACGATGCGGTCGGTCACTTTCTGGTAGATGTCTTGCTTCTCTTTGCTCATCTGAATTCAATTGTGAGGGGGCCCTGTTACCCCCTCGGTTCAATAGTATAACGGCTGTCGGTTTCAGGTTATTGTGTCAGCCCTCTAAAATTTCTGTGGACGTGCCGTCTCCGTTGTCAATCCGGCGGCTGTAGTTCTGACGTTTGATGTCGTCCCGGAGTTCTTCCCGCTCTCGCATGATTTCGATGCGGCGAATCTCCAGCTTGGCAAGGGCATCGAAAGCGTCGTTCAAGATGCGGCTCTCGTCGGCAGGGTTTGTTGCATCCACGCCTCCTTTGATGGCGCTTTTGATGTCCAAGCGGGCCATGAGAACGTGATGAAAGGATTGAGCCATTGCGGTCTCGGTGCGCACAAGTTCACGGGCCTGATTGAGGATGGTTCGAGCGGGCTTGAAGTACACGCTGTCCTCAGCCAGCTGGCGGACGTGGAAACAGACTCCGGTGTCGGTCTGGACGTGGGTGGTGTCTCCCATGGTGGAGAGCGTGACGACGGACGTGCCGTGCTGGACTTTGATGGAAACGATGGGCAACTTGCTCATGGTGTGGGGGTTATGTGGATTTGACATTGTTTTTAGCTATCGCGTTCAGTCCTATAACGCACCACACTTTGATTATAGTATGCGAGCCCCAAATAAATTTGATGTGGTCACCCATGTCTGGGGTGTATATGTCTTGCCGTCTAGGTGGGGGTGGGATTGTACCTGCATGGTTTGTCCGTGGACCGCGATGCGGAGCAGGTCTGTTCACCTCACGTATCAGGTGGTGGTGTACGTCACGATACCTCGATGCCGGAGTGCGCTGGGAAAAACGCTGGAATGTTTGCGCGGACCCGACACAAATTGCAGGGGGTGGGTTGCCCGGATGCGTTTCGGTCAGGTGCGGCGACCGCTTGCATGCATGCATAATCCCCTAGCTATATATGACTCACACCTTTTTTCACAAGGTTGATTAGGCAAATGGCGAATCGAAATGTACTTTTGCGCCCGAAACAAAATTGACATTAGGCATGGTCTCTTCATACGTAGCATACTCTGTTATAACAATCTGGTTCTTGATGGTGATACGAGCAATTCGCTCAGCCATTAAGGAAGCGTAATAAGTACTTGACTTTGTAGTTTTTTTCGTGTACCTTTGCTTTGCCTAGTCACGGAAACGGTATCGCACTTGGCCCGCTGGGGCGGACCAGTTTGACACCTACGGGGCTTAGACACATGGGGTAATCGTGAGCCCCTAACGTCACGATAACTAGAGAGTGAATATGGGAAAGCTGTGCCTAAAAAGGTGGTAGCTTTGTGCCATGAAACCACCTCTCCTTCTCCTCTTTCTGATGCCTTTCATTGGGCTCTCTCAGACCTGTGACCTAGCACTTCTAGGCTACACACCTCCGGCTGTTTCGGACGGCCTGCACTCATTCCAAGTTCAATGGCTGAATACGGAGAACTGTGGGTGCAATGAGTTCACACAATTCGATGGTAACACATGCGAGGAGTCCGGCGGATTTCACGTGGGCAATAATGAGTCTGTTAGCCACCTCGTGTTCGGGCTTCACTACGTTGATGAAGTCACTGGGGAAGACTATGGGGAGAACACAGATTGCACTTCAAATACATTTCATCCGGGATGGTCGTATGTCATGACCTCAAACAATACTGGATGGACAAATGGGTTTTCAAACTTCATCTTAAACCCACCTTTCAGCTGGGATTGCATAATTGAAAATGAGGTAGAGGGGTATTGCTGGGAGGTTGTAATCTGGCAGATAAACGTTTCTCAAACGGCGGACTACGAGGACTTCCCATTCCCTGAAGGGTGGAGCAACGGAACCAGCTTCAACCAAACTCAGACCTATCCAGACATCAACCTGAGCGACAACAGAATCACCTTCTGCCCAGACCCCACCATCACGGACACCGTATACGTGTACGAAACCGATACAGTATTCGTGGAGCTGCCAGCTGATACTATCACGCTAATCGACACACTGATAGTAGACAACTACATAGAGGTATACATGTACGACACGACATATATAGACAACTACATATACGTGACGGATACTGTATTCACCGAGACCCTTGTTTACGACACGACCTACGTTGATGTAGTCCTGACGGAGTATATCTACCTAACAGACACCGTGACCTTAACAGAGTACTCGGTGGTAACTGAATACATTGATTGTGATAGCGGGTTGCCGTGCGAAGACGTGGGCGGTATGGTGTGCGAGGACGTAGATGTTTTTATTCCTAATGCTGCTACGCCAAACGGTGACGGGATAAACGATTCTTTTTATGCTGTTACAGACCCACAGTGTTGGAGAGAGTGGGATATGCGCGTTTACAATAGATGGGGACAGGTCGTGTGGTCGGGTGAGCAGCCCGGAGACCAGTGGTATATGACGGGCACCGCGAGCGGAACCTACGTGTATTCTCTTAGGGCGTCGAAGGTTGGGTCATCACAAGCGGTGAATCTTACTGGACATGTTTTAGTTTTGAAATGAGTGTGGGTATTGATTACTATTTTTGTGACATGGACGCACTGACACAGTTTGAGCTATTGCTTATAGCGGGCTCACTGATTGGGATTTGGATTAAGCACCAGTCAGATTACAGCTCACTTAAAGGGAGGGTGATTGCCTTGGAGACCGACAACTCCGAGATGAAAGAGGACATCAAGCAGTTACTGAAAGAAGTGCAAGAGGTCAAGATTCTTCTGGCTAAAAACCAGATGCAGTGAGAGACCCAATACATCTCTGCGATGTGGTTCTTCATGACGGTAAATCAAAAACAGATTACCGAGTAGGGGACGTAGTCCTAGCTGGAAACGATAAAGACTTGATATGGGGGTCAGACCATCATAGGGACAGACTCATTGCATACGCATTCAAGACTCCAGCCAAGATTAAAAAACAAAAAAACAACTTGAGTCTCAAGATTAAATCTATAGACTTCAAGGTCCAGTGCGGGTTCAGCAATTACAAATGGGGTCTTTCTAAGTGACCTATATTTGCTAGGTGAACTACAAGTACAAAAAGAAGAAGAAGGCCAACATGGGTGCCGCTGTAAAGGGAACCGATAAAAAGCCTTTGACTAAAGAGTCCAACCTAGCGGACACTAAGGAGAGGTTTGCAAAAGAATTTCCAGACACCAAAATTCCCGACTCAGTGTTGCAGAATTATGCCATGGTGTATCTTCTGTCTGGTAGGCGCGAAGACGCTATGAAGAAAATGATGGACAAGGAGCGTAAACGTCAGAAAAATGAAAGCCGCTCGTAAATCAGAACGTCCAAAGCTCACTGTATCTTCTAAGAAGGTGTCTGTTCCATCACCGTCCGGGTATCACTGGATGGAGGAGCAGGGTAGGTATTATCTCATGAAGGGCGACTACCAGCCGCACCCCGGTGCTGTAAAGGAGGCGTCGTTCAAAGTCGCTAGCCATGGCAAGTAAGAGGAAAAAGAAAAAGCCAGCGAAAGCTCTTGCTTCGAACATTGATTTCTCCATGCCGTATAAAGGCACGACAGGGAAGAGTGTAAGCAGGCAAGTTGCAGACAGAATCTACAATGATAAAGTAACCCCAGAAGAGAGAAAGCTGGGGTCGGAGTTGTTTCAAGACGCTGATGGGAACTACATCAGGAGAACTAAGTTGATGTCTAAGGCTAACGCTGGAGCTAAAGTTGGCAAACGCAAGCAGCCGTATAGACTAGGACTCCCAACTAGATACACCGACCCGGAACAGGGTAAGGAAATCAAAGCCACTGTAAAGGAGGATGCTGCCAACAAGAAGGAGATGGCAGACGATTATAGGAAAGGAAAGAAGATTTCCTTCCTTAGGTTTAAGAAAAGAACCGAGGCAAAGAAAGGGGCGAAGGTTAAGGCTAAGCCAATGAACGCTTCAACAAAGGCCACTCTCCAGAAGAAAGCCAAGAGTTCCGGAATTTCTTACGGAACCCTAGCAAAGGTGTACCGACGTGGTCAGGGTGCTTGGCTTTCGTCGGGCTCTAGACGTGGCGCGTCAATGGCTGCTTGGGCTATGGGCAGGGTTAACAGCTACATCAGAGGTTCAAGAAAGCACGATACAGACCTTAGGTAATACCTTTATATTTGTAACCATGAAGATGGTTAAGGTAAATGGTAAGATGGTTCCGTTCTATGCTGCTGATGGCAAAGGAAGCGGGGACCTAAAGAAGGCTCTTGCCGGGGCTATGGTGAAAAGGTATGCCATGGGCGGTGAGGTTGATGAGAAACCTTACAAGTACATGCGTTACGGCGGCAAGATGGAGTATGCCGAAAACGGTAACGATGTCCCAAACGGAGACGGAGACCCAAAGAAGCAGTCAACTACCCGTAGCCCTTACTTCAGAACAGAGGATGAGGCTAGAGTAACATACACCAGCAACGAAGGCATGCGGTCTGCTCAAGGCGAAGGCAAGATTGACGCCTACAACTTTGATGTTCCAGATGGCGGTCTCGATGCTATGTCTCCAGAAGAGCAACAACGACTAAAGGACACCGCCTTCGGAAAAAGATATCTCAAGGGAGAGGGCTCACTCGATGCTCAGTATCAGCGATACGCGGCAAAGGTTAACAGATTCATTGATGAAAACCCAGACAAAGCTCTGGCTGCTGCTGACGATATGATTGCTTCTGGCAATAGTAACTTCTCTAGAGCACTGGACGGCAAGAGTGACGAAGAGAAGTTGAGCCTGATGCGTTCTTATATGACGGACAAGAAGGTTGGAGACTTTCACGGAGCCATCAAGTTTGACGAAATCAAGGTTCCTACCGCAAGGTTCTATGACCCGAACCGTGAAGTTGCTCAGGCTGGATTCCCCGGCGCTAACTTCCCCAAGGTACTAAATGGCGTTGGAGACAAGGTGGTCAAGCCCGGTGATATATCTGTCCTCGCTGCACGTGCGGAAGAAGCTGGTATCGACCTATCTCAAGAGAACGAAAAATCGATTCAGTTCGTCGAGTATTTCATGGATGAGTTTGGCTTTCAAGAAAGAGATGAAATCTATGAGGGCGCAGACAACGAATACTTCATGGACCAAGCCAATCATTCTTTTGAATCGGTAATGAAGAGTCGAGAGGAGCAAGCTGCTGAAAGGCGCAGAAGAGCCGCCGAGCAAATCGCCAGACAAAAGGGTGAGATGTATGGTGGGGGAATGATTTACAAACGTGCCAACAGAGGTGCCGAGGTCCCCCCTACAAAAGAAGAGAGGGAACGCGGAGTCACTTCTGTCAGCAGAGGTTTGTTTAATCGAACCGAAAACTTCGGTAACAGGGGTACTGTAAAGTATCCGACTAGACTTGCTAAGCTGTTTACCCGAAAAGACCTTAAGGCAAAGTTTTAATCTTGCAGTCCGGGTGTAAGCCCAAAGATGCTGTTCACTTGATTGTTACGTGATGGCGCGTAAGTTGCATTCGAGTCTTCGGCTTCGTTGACCAGAATCTCGCGGTAGCTAGTGGTTGCCAGTACCGTGTTGTCAACGCGAAGTATTAGGTATGCAATCGTATCGCTATCAGCCGTAAGCAGCAGGTGGTGGATTCCTTTTTGACCTGTAGTAAAGTCTAGCACTGTTGAGCCATATTCAAATGGAACGAAGGCAGGGTTGTCGATGCTGTAGTATAGCGGCTCTAAGAAGTGCGACCATACAGCGTCCTTGTTTACCGTAGATGCGAACAAGTTTCCTTGAGGAGCCACGATGATGTTGAAGTCGATTTCGCTTTGAGCGAAGAGGAAGCCCGGAAGGGCGGTGAGGATGATGATGATGTTCTTCATGATGAAGGGGTTTGAGTTACTTGTGTATTGAGCTGAAGGCAGCACTCTGCTACCGTGTGTTCGTGAATGGTTCCGCATTCAAGGTGTTCGTTGATGTACCCTTGTTTTAGGTAGACCCAGATTCCTTCTCCTGTTCCTCTCTCATTGGAAATCCAGTCTACGCGAGGGTCGCTTTCCATGTCTGCGTATGTTCTTGCTTTCTTGTACGTCATGCGTTTGATGGGTTTGTCTACATCCTTAACGCTGCAAGATTCCGTATATTGTGCAGCAATTACATTTCGTCATGGAAGTAGCTAAAGGAAAAGGACCAAGTAGGGGCGTTCGCGCCCTGTTTGGTGGTCGCAAAAAAAGGAAGGCCGGACAGAAGGGTAAGGCAGAGTACACTGGAGACACCCCCGGATTTGAGGACAGGGAAGCAGCAGAGATGCGGCTTGCTATGACAGCTGCTAACATCCAAAATAATTTTGTTGACCCAGTACAAGTATCCGGTCAACCCATGCGGTTCCTTGATGAGAAGGACCCACGTTCCGGGGAGTTCATCGAAGACGTGCTTTTGACAGACACGTATGGGGCTGGTGGTGAAAAGGCAAGCGCCACGGGAACTCCTTGGAGTGCGTCTACTACATCAGCTCACGTAAGAGGATTCTTAGGAGCAAACTCAAACAAAGAAGCTAAGGAAATGGGCTTCCGACCCTATGGTGCCCACAGAATGTACATGAACGATGCATTCAAGACAAAGGCTCTAAAGAAAGACGAGACGTATGAGTACGATGCTTACGAAGCAAAAAGACTCATCGGCAAACAAGTAAGTGAACTCAGGGCGGGCGACCTCTTGTTCAAGGGCTACGACGATGTACATGGAGACAAGCGCGACTTCAAGAACACTAAAGATTGGAAGTTTAATAAGTTCAAAAAGTCAGGAGAAAAGGGCGAGAAATACAACAGTCACACGGATATTATTGTAGGCACTGGTGTAGACGCTCAAGGGAAAACGTACTACGACATCGCTGGAGGCAACGTTGAAAATGAGTACATGTTAAAGAGAATCTACCCTGACGAAATTAGAGACACCTATAAGGGTGCTATGATTTCTAAAAGGTAATGGGTTCGCTTCCGTCCAACTTTCTATACACTCTCTGCACCATCATTCTCCCTTTCTGGGATAGACCAAGTCGGTGCTCATGGTTTTGCCTTTCTTGGAATAGCGCGTTGACATACTGGTCAACTTCTTTTCCGTGATAGATATTTTCTATCCAATCCTTCTTCTTTAGCGGAAGTATGGTTCTTTCGTAAAGTTTTTCTCTGCTCCTTTTCATGGTCTTGGCTACGTGAGACACAGTGAAAAATTCAAAGTCATATACGTATAGCATAAACTCAAGCTCAGCTTGTTGTATGCCGTAGTTGACTTTTATGTCTCTTACTACAAGGGACCACTTCTTCATGTAGTTATTGGCTACATACCGCTTGTTTAGTTTATTGAAGTCCCTTCTGCGCCTACCGTTATGGTGTCTGCTCATCTAGTATATTTGTACCAAAGTTAATTCTATGGCGACTCTTAGCGGGACTCGAATCAAAAACACTTACCAAGGTCTACTCAAGACTAGTGATGCAGCTGCCCTTTCCGGCACCCTTAAGGTTATTCAAGATGGTTCTGGTAATGACTCAGCCCTGTCTTTGTCTTCTACCACAGTAAAGGCGGCTTCTCTTCAGTTGAACACCGTCAGCTCTGGCAGCACCAGCACAAACGTATTGGTTTGGAACAGTTCAACCAAGGCTGTTGAGACGAGAACGCTCCCCGTTTTTGAAAGCGTCACCACGACTACAGGGGGAACCACCGCACCCACTCTTACAATTGCCGACGCAGCGGGAACTAGTAAAACAGTTACGTTCGCAGGCGGCAGCGGTGTAGCCCTAAGCAGGTCGGGAGATACGATTACTATTGCTACGGGTGATTCCAATGTTATCACGTTGGGTACGGGCGCTACAGCGATGACCTCGTCCAACGGCGTTTACTTATTTGACGCGGCAAACAAATCGTCCGGCACAATAACCTTGCCTGACTGTGTTGTGGGCGCTCAGATGACAATTGTGTTCACTAGCGGAAGCGCCAATAGCATCACGTTTAACACGAAGGTCAACTCAACAAAAATCAAGGGAAGGGTTACTGTTAATTCAACTACGGCAGATAAAACCCTTACTGGTATTGCTGAAGCTGGAAGCGCAACTTCTTTTTCCGTAGATAAGAATAGCACCACGACAGGTGGTAACACAGGAGACCGAATCCAGCTTATTGGTGTAAGTTCTAGCTTGTGGATGATGACGGCTCAGCTGACAACAACCTCAGCTACTATTGGTTCGGTAAACACAATTAGTGAACCATGATGGACAACATATTAAAAAAGGCTTTTCGAAAAGAAGTTCAAGGCATCTTTGAGGAGCTTGAGTCTGTTGTAAAGAAATACGGTAGCGACACCGTGGTATACACTATGGCCGTTGGTTTTGTAGAGGACGAAACCGAGGAGGCTAGAAAGTGGAACCTAGCTTACGGATGGAACGCGGAAGATGATAATGAATTTGCAGAGTTCATGACCCTACAGGTAGAAGCCTACAACCAAGAGGGTGAGGCCGACGACTGGTTTAGTGGACTCTCACTAAACTAAAACTATGAACCTAATTAGAAAGATTGTCATTGGGCCAAACCCCAAGGACGCAATGGCCTACTATGTAGGTATGAAGGCTGGCCGCGCAAAGGTGTCAGCCATCAAAGAAGATGACGCAGCCTTATACAAGTACAACGTTCGAAGGTACCACGTGTACCTAGAGGACGAAGAATCTACTTACATTTGGAAAACGGTTGAGAATCAACCTGTCCTAATTGAATATGACTGCAACTTTACATGAAAGTACTACGCCACTTTGTCGTCGAAGTGCCCAAGAAGCACAACGACACATTAAAGGTGGGAGAACAAGAAATCTACATTGACACACGATTCAACGAGTTTGAGCATCGCGTTTGTCATGGCGTTGTTGTTTCTTCTCCTTATCTACTTGAGACGGGAGTAAAGAAAGGCGACACTCTTTTCTTTCACCACCACGTAACCCAGAACACATCTCTATCTCTGGGAGACGACAAATACATTGTCGTTTATGACCAAGAGAACCCTAGGGCTTCTCACGCTATCGCTTACCGAAGCTCAGACGGCGAGCTAGGAATGCTATCAGAGTGGGTGTTCGTTCAGCCTCCAGAAAAGGAGGAAGAGGAGGTAACCAAATCCGGTATCATTGTTGACCTCAAAGCAAAAGAGCAAGACGATAAGACAGCGATTGTTTTTATGCCACATCCTGAGCTCATCAATCAGGGTGTTGAGATAGGTGACGTCGTTGGTTTTGACCTTGGCTCAGACTACAAAATGAAGTTAGACGACGACTCAATCGTCTACAGGATGCGACTAGAGGACTTGTCGTATGTCATCAAAAACTAAGTTCACCACTATTGTGGCAGCCCAAAGATTGATGAGGTCTATGGAGATTGCTATAAACAATATGATTGACGAGGTGAAGCGGCCTGTTGACCCAGAGGCTGGTGGCAGCGCGAGGAAGGCGGAGCTTCAGTCAATTAAACAGACTGCGATAGATTGTAAGGAACTGCTTGTAGAAAGGCAGAGACTAGAACAAATGGTTAAGGCATTAAAGGATACAGGCTCCATCGAAGACGCAAAGGATTATTCAGGGGGCTTCGCAGAGAAGTTCAGTAAATGAGTGTCTTAGAAAAAATTGATGGTTATGATGAAGAGGTTGTCAAGATTTGTCCCAACGGTACGCTTGGCGACATCGTCGAACTTGGGGGGCTTTTCATTGGCCTTCCCGAACAACCCAAAGAACCTGTTCAAGGAGAAGGGCTGGCGACAGATTTGCAGGTGTGGGGCAGGGTACCTATGCCAGAAGAGTTGTCCCGTATTCGAAGCATGGACGAATGGGCCGAATCCCCGAAGGAGTTTCGAGAGAGATTTCGTCCATATATCGAGGAGGAGTTTCGAAGGCGTCGTGACGGTTATTGGTTTTACAACGCGGGTAAGCCTACGTATGTTACCGGAAGGCACTACATGCTACTCCAGTGGACTAAGATTGATATTGGGCACCCGTCATTTCTATCGTTTCAAAGAGATATCTTTATTCACATGGCTGCGTGTGAAGTTGACCCACGCTGTATTGGGCAGCTTTATACTAAGTGTCGCCGCTCTGGTTACACTAATATCTGCGCTTCTGTATTGTTGGACGAGGCTACGCAGGTCAAAGACAAACTTCTCGGCATTCAATCAAAGACGGGAAAGGACGCACAGGAAAACATCTTCATGAAAAAGGTGGTGCCTATGTTCAGGCACTATCCGTTCTTCTTCAAACCAATTCAGGATGGTACAACTAACCCGCGCATGGAGCTGGCTTTCCGCGAACCATCCAAAAGAATCACGAAGAATAACAAGACGTCCAATGCAGGTGACGCGCTCAACACAGTACTCAACTGGAAGAACACGACGAACAATGCGTATGACGGAGAGAAGCTCCACATGCTCTACATGGACGAGGCGGGAAAGTGGGAGCGACCATCAGACATACGTGAGGCGTGGCGTATTGAAAGGACTTGTCTTATTGTTGGTCGTAGGATTGTTGGCAAGGCTCTGGTAGGTAGTACCGTAAACCCAATGGACAAAGGGGGAAAGGAGTACAAGCAGCTCTGGAAAGATTCCAACCCTACAAAAAGAAATGCTAACGGTCGAACCGTATCTGGACTGTACCGACTATTCATACCCGCATACGATTCCCTTGAAGGGTTTTTTGACAAGCACGGACATCCAATCGTAGAGAACCCTAAATCTGCTGTAGAGACTCTAGATGGTGACACTATGTCTATCGGCTCTAGGTCTTTTCTCAAGAACGAAAGAGACGCGGTAAAGCACGACGCGAGGGAGATGAATGAAATCATTCGTCAGTTCCCCTTCACCCCTGACGAAGCCTTTAGAGATAGCGTTGAAGGCAGTCTGTTCAACATAGGAAAGATTTACGAGCAGATTGAGCACAATGAGTATATGTACCCAAACCCTGTTGTCAGGGGAAACTTTCAGTGGCAAGGCGGTGTAAAGGACACGAAGGTGTTTTTTAACCCAGACCCTAAGGGCAGGTGGTATATCTCTTGGATGCCAGACGAAAAAAGCCGCAGCGTAATGCATGAGGAGCGGGGCAAGAGAACTCCACCGAATCCTTCAATGGGGTGTGGTGGGGTTGACTCATACGACCTTGACGCTACGGTTGATAGTAGGTCATCTAAAGGGGCATGTCACATCTACAACAAGTTCAACCTCAACGGGGCTTCAAATATGTTTGTCGCGGAGTATGCTAGCCGCCCTCCTATGGCAAGCATATTCTATGAAGATGTTTTAATGGCTGCTGTGTTTTACGGATACCCACTTCTTATTGAGAACAACAAGTATGGGATTGTGAGGTACTTTGAATCAAGAGGTTACGACGGGTATGTAATGGACAGGCCGGAACACCTTAAGGCTGGTTCGTCCGCTTCAAGAACAAAAGGTATCCCCTCTAATTCACAAGATGTAATTCAGGCTCACGCTTCTGCCATAGAAGATTACATACACAATTACGTCGGACTAGATGAAGACGGCCACCCCGGAGCCATGTATTTTAACAGGACGTTAGAAGACTGGATAGGGTTCAAGATAGACAACCGTACCAAGTTTGACTTATCGATTAGCTCCGGATTAGCGCTGCTGGCCTCACAAAAAGTAAAGCCGAAGGAGAAGAAAAAGACGTTTGAAGACACAGTATTCTTCAGGAGGTATAAGGTATAAAAGCCTTGTGGACTATTGCTATATTTGCAAATGAGCCCAAACTTTATTCTATGACCGACGGGAACAAAAATAACAAGTATGGAAGTTTCCCCGACCCGTTTGTGTCTCCTGAAGTAAAGGTGTCCAGTAAATACGGGCTCCTCTTTGCAAAGGCGATTAACTCACAGTGGGGGTACGGCGCGGACCAGACATCCTTGTTTCGTCGCCGTATGTACGATTTCGACAAAAGCCGAGACTATGCCAATGGTACTCAGGACACGTCTATCTACAAACAAATCCTAAACTCTCTCGACCCAAACAATGGGGACGGGACACTACTCAACTTAGACTGGAGCCCGGTACCTATCGTGCCCAAGTTTGTGAAGGTCGTAGTCAATCGCATCCTTTCTCGTAAGCCCTACCCCTCTGTGGAGGCACTTGACCCTGTCAGTAAAAACGAGAAAGACATGGCTCGCGCTACAGTAGAGGCTTCAATTAAGGACAAGGAACTACTGCAACAAGCAAAGCAGCTTGGCCTACAACCTAAGATTGACCCCGACGATTTACCAGACACTACGGAAGAGGCTGAAATCTTCATGGAGCAAAACATGAAGACAAACGCAGAGATTGCTGCTCAGCTCGGCACTGCGTTGACACTGGACTGGAATGATTTTGACCAGAACACCTACCGTAGATGTGTAGAAGATTTGGTTGTGTGTGGCATGGCTGTAGCCAAGCGCGACAACGACCCCAACTACGGAATCACTACAAAGTATATTGACCCAGCCATGTTCCTCCATAGCTATACGGAGGACCCAAACATGTCTGACATTGTTTACGGTGCCCACGTCCAGCGCATCAGTATTCAAGAGCTGAAGCGTCAGGCTGGAGACCAGATTCCTGAATCGGAGTATGAGAAGCTAGCTAATTCTGTCAAGAGCAAAAGCTACAATAATGCCAGCGCGTTCAACTACAAGACTTACGACCAGACTCGACAGAAGTATGCATTCGGTTACGATGATTACTTGGTTGATATCATGGAGTTTGAGTTTGTTTCTGTTGATTGCGTTTACTACGAAAGCAAAGAGAGCAAGCACGGAAACACTGGTTTTTACTTCAAGGGCTCCGAGTACAAGATGCCCACGAGCTCTGTATACGACAGGGAGGCTCACAAGATGGAGTACCAGACTGTGTATGGCGGATGCCACATCATGGGCACAGAGTTGATTTACAACTACGGGATGAAAAAGAATATCCCGAAGAATGTACACGACCTAAGCAAGGCAAGGCTTTCCTACAGCGTTGCTAGCACAAACCTCCGGCGTATGATGCCGAAGTCTATGGTTAATGGTATCATAGGATTCGCCGACCAATTGCAACTCACTCACCTGAAGATTCAGCAAGCCGTTGCCAAGGCAAAGCCAGACGGTGTGTTGGTGGACATCGAAGGATTGGAGAACGTTCAATTAGGTAGGGGCGGAGAACTGCAACCATTACAGATTCAAGACATCTACGAGCAGACTGGTGTTTTTTATTACAGGAGTAAAAACGCGGAAGGTGGATTCCAAAACCCTCCGATTCGTTCAATCGAGAACAGCATCAGAAACATCAACGAGTACATCAATCTGTACAACCACTACCTACGAATGATTCGAGATGCCACTGGCATTAATGAGGTGATGGATGCAAGTACTCCTAAAGGTGACGCACTTGTTGGGGTGAGGCAGCAAGCCTTAGCCGCTGGCAACAACGCACTATACGACATTACAAATGCGAGCATGGTTCTCTACAAGAGAGTCTGTGAAGACATAGTCAAGTGTTTGCAGGTTATCCCTAAAGAGTCAATTCTATTTCGGGTTTACGAAAAAGCTATCGGGGAAAAAAGCATGGAAGTGTTGAACAGCTTTAACGAGCTGCCCATGTACAACTTCGGAATCCGAGTGGTTCAAGAAATGTCAGACGACGACAGAATATTCTTGGAGCAAAACCTTCAGGCTAGTCTAGCACAGAAAGAGATTGACTTAGAGGACGCCATGGCGGTACGTCAGGTAAAAGACATTGACCAAGCTCAAAGGTTGCTAGTTGTTCGACGCTCTAAGCGCATGTCTAAGTTGCAGCAGCAGCAGCAGCAGAATATTCAGATGCAGGCGCAGATGAACACTCAAGCGGCTCAGCAGAAAGCGCAGATGGAAATGCAGCGCATCCAATTGGAGGCTCAGGCTGACGCACAGAAGATGCAGCTCAAGGGGCAGGTTGATGTTCAAGTTGCCGCAGCCATGCACGAGATGCGTAAAGAGATTGAAATGATTAGAGCTCAGTCAAGCCTTGGATTTAAGGCTGACGATAAAGAGTTCAGACAGAAGATTGAGGTACTAAAGGAGGACCGCAAGGACCAAAGGGTACAGAAGCAAGCCGTTGAACAAAGCAAGCTCATCTCCCAACGAAAGGGTCAAAGGGGTGAGATTCAAGGAGAGCCAGAAGCCAACGATGATATCATGAATCAAATCCTAGGAGATGAGTAACGCAACAAAAATCAATCTAGATACTTCGTCCAGAGTGGATGTTACTTGTAGAAAGGGAGACACGTTCTCTCTTCGCTTGACTATTACCAACGCGGCGGGTGATGCTGCTGGCTTCGCGGCGAATGATGTTTTTCTTTTTGAGGTAAGGAATTCCGATGTCGGTTCTCTGGTGAGCAACGGTAGTGCCAACTTTACTGCAACCGTTACTGCTTCTGGCACGGACGTCACTGCACAATATATTGACTTCACTGTAGCTGCGACCGTTATGAAGACTATGCCAGCTGGACTTTACGTTTATGATATTGAGCAGAAAGCAGCTTCCGACAGTTCTGTAGCTACTTTGATTTATGGTACACTTAAGGTGAACGAGGACATTTCTGAAACAGCGTAATGAAAGACAATGCCTGTAAGTGTAACCCAGCCTAAGAATGTAAAGGTATCTAGCCAACACGGTGACATCATTAAGGTGTCTATTGTTAAGGGTGGCTCGGAGACTAAAGTCGTTACCCTTAATCAGGTAGCGAATAAGAACGTCAGTATTGCTGGCGCTATTGGTGCTGGCCCAGCCGGGGCTACAGGCGCACAGGGACCTGCTGGACCACAGGGTCCACAAGGCCCTGCGGGAGCAGGCGGTTCACCAGACATTGCCGCTCAAATCACAGTGTCAAACAATGACGCTGCGTTCTCTCACATGACTAGTCCCATCAGCGCGGGCACATCTGTTGAGGCCATCTTAAGGGATATGCTTGAGGTGTATAACAGGACAACAATTACGATGTCTTCAATCACTAGGGCAAAGCAACAGTCTGGAGGCAGCTACGGCTCAGCCAGTACGCTTAGCTCAAGTGAAACTCTGGAGGTCGGGCAGGGAGTAAAGGTTTCCGCCTTTACCATTTCTATTGGAGACAACTCTCAGACTACAGACAATTCTGTTAAGTTCTTGAGGGGAAGCACTGAGGTTGAGACAGGAATCTCTGACGCGAATGGAACGAAGACGCTTTCCTCTGTAGACACTCAAGACCCCGGTACTGTAACTAGCATTAGCTACAAGGCTACCGTGGTTGACGACGGTGGCTCTGGTTTAGGCGACTTGACATTGAACAGTGGTACTGTTTCTATCTCTTGGAAGCACAGGATAAAGGTTGGGGGTGCTGCTACTATTTCAATCAACTCAAACGCCACGGCGCAAACTTTGTTTGATTCAGGTATGACGGCTGCGTTTAATCAATTGCGAGGCGAAACTGACTTCAACGTCACGGCTAACGCCGCTATGGACACCGCTGGAAATTATACTTGGATTGCTTATCCTGCCTCTTTCGGCAACTTGAATAAGATTGATTTGGCTGGCACAGACGTGCTATCTGATTTCCAATCGCCAGTAGATTACAATTTAACCAACTCTTATGGTGTAACTACATCCTATCGGTTTTACAGAAGCGACTTCGACAAGGCTTTTGCATCCGGTCAGGTTCTAACGATTGATTTCTAATGCCAATTTTTCCCGGACCAGTATCGCACAACAATCCCAATGCTCCTATTCTTGATGCCACTGGAAATCAGGTAAAGGGCTTTGGCTTCTTTGCGAACACAGGTGAGAGAGATGCATTAAATGCAAACCTTAGGGTGAGTGGGTTCTTGGCAATCGTTGGTACTACGCCTTTTATTTACGGAAGTGGTGACTGGACGAGCGCCAGCAACTGGACGGAGATTGGTACTGGAAGTGGGTTAAACAATGTCGTTGAGGACACGTCCCCTCAACTGGGCGGTGACCTCAATTTATTTAGCGGTAGTACAGAGTTTAAGATTACCACTACTAAAACCAACGGTCATATCCAGTTTACCCCAAACGGGACGGGTAGGGTAAAGCTAGACGGTGTGGTGGAGTTCAAGCAGTTTGACCCTTCGTCACCGCCTGATGCTTTTGAGGGCGGTATGTACGCAGACACCAACGACAATCTATACTTCGGAGTAACTTAAAACTCCTTATCTTTGAATCACAAAATTAAACACTCCCTGTAATGGCAACATGGAAAAAAGTCCTGCTTCAGGACCAAAACATTTCGGTTACTAACATTACCACAGACGGTACTGTAAGTGCATCTGGCCTCTCTGACATCACTGGCTCACTAACGAGTACTAACCACCCTTCGGTTGAGCTGATTGTTCTTGATAGTGGTGAGCTGAAAACCATCACAGCTGACTTTAATTCTGGTGCGTTCTCGGCAGCTACAGACGGACCCCTGACAACCGAGCAGGTGCAGGACATTGTTGGTGCTATGTTCAGCTCTAACACTGAGACGAGAATTTCAGCCACCTATGAGGACGGTGATGGAACTATCGACCTTGTTGTAGACGATATGACTGCTGATACTCAGCTCACAACTGAGGCGGTTCAGGATATCGTTGGTGCCATGTTTAGTAGCAATACAGAGACACGCATCGCTGCTACATACGATGACACCAACGGTAATATCAACTTGGTGGTAGATGACATGACCGCTAATACTCCGCCGCTTACCACGGAAGAGGTCCAAGATATTGTTGGTGCTATGTTCTCGTCTAACACTGAGACACGCATCTCCGCTACATACGAGGATGGCGACGGCACAATCGACCTTGTTGTCGATGATATGACTGCCGATACTCAGTTAACGACAGAGGCAGTTCAAGACATCGTAGGGGCGATGTTTTCGTCCAATACAGAGACGCGCATTGCAGCCACATACGATGATGCCGACGGTACCATTGACCTTGTAGTTGATGACATGACAGCCACGGGTACGGACGTTGATGTTACTGTAGCCAACCTCATCACTCGGATGGGGCAAATCAATGGCACCCAAACATTGAACATTGGTGATGCTGGTGACGACACTACGGTTGTCGTTCGCGGTAACTTGACCGTCAACGGAACCACCACAACCCTCGATGCAGCAACCCTTGTTGTTGAAGACAAGAACATTCGTCTCGGTGACCCTACGAGTGCCTACGGCACTGACGCACTTGCTGTCGCTGGTGCTACTGGAGGTGGTCTCCACATTGTCTCTGACGCTAGTAGCTCTGAAGGTGATTATGCGTCCATCTTGTGGAACAACACCCAACTCACTGGTTGGGAACTTCTTGATGCCAACTCTGTTGCAGAGACCGCCGGAACCAAGCACCCCATCGCAATTATGGACTTCACCACCGCCACGCCGGGCGGCTCGGATTCGGGTGCAGGTGTTGGTTCATTCTGGTTCGAGACTGACGCTAAAGACCTCTACATCAGAGTTGACTAATGGGTATGCTCTCGAAGAGCAGGGATGCTAGTGCAATAAGTACCGACACCCTGACCCAGCAAGAGCTCACCTTCCTATTAAAAGTGCTGCATGATTGCAGCTTCGAAGGAAAGGATGTACTTTTACTGGCAGATGTAGTAAACAAGCTACAAAATCAATTAAAGGCCAAGTAAAAACCAAAATCAATTAAAATGAAATTTGAAATTCAAGAGGTTTACTTTGTGAAGCAGGCGATTGAACAGGTGTCCGTTAAGGCTTCAGACGCTCCCTTTGTGACAAGGGTTATAGAAAAGCTGGATAAAGAATTTGTCCGTTTGCAGAAACTAGAAGAGAAAAAGCAGCCATCCAAAGGCGTGATGGAGGCGGCAAAGTAATGCGGCACCATGGCGACTTGGAAAAAAGTACTTACTAGCGACGATGGTAACATAGGGTCTACGGACCAGTCTGTTCCGGGTGGTGATGACAGAACCCTCAAGATTTCTAGTGATGGCTCTACGCAATTCACGTCAGATAAGTTCCTCATAAAGTTCGATGACGTTCAAGGTACCACGCAAACAATTGCGCAGTTTATAGGGTCAACATTAGCGAATAGTAGTGCTGGAGCAACCTCTACTGAATTTTTTGGTAATGTCAGTTTTAGAGGCGGTTCTAATTCCACTCAGTCAATAGGGCTTATAAAATTATTTGAAGAGGTTGGTGATGGTTCGTTAGTCCAAAACTCCGTTGGTATTGCAGCACCGAAAAACGGTGCAATGAGTGCCAGCTACACAGTTTATCTTCCGACTGCCAAACCAGCATCTGGTAACCACTACCTCAGAGGTGCTGCGGCGGGTGCGGATGTTGTAACTACTTGGGTGGCGGAGAGCAGTTTAGGTGGAGGAACTACTATAAACAACGCCTCCGTCAACAGATTGGTTACAGTAGCTAGCACAACTACTGAGCTTGATGCAGAGTCTAGGCTCAACTACGACGCCTCCACTCAAAAACTTACAGCAACTGGAACGTCATTAAACTTCTACCCAGACGCTGACGACGGAGAGGTTAACGGCATCCTGATAGACGCTGGTCTCTTAGCTACGGAGCTGAACATCACGGGTGGAAACGGTAGCGATAGGGTCGCTGTTGGTTTATGGGTCAATCTTCCATGCACCTCAAGCACCCTGCCTCAAGATAAAATAATTAGTCTTGACAGTAACGGCGATGTGATTGAAGCACAATCTAATGTCGTTGGTACATCAAGGGGTCTTATGGTCTTAAGGCTTGCTGCCGCTGCAAGCAGTCAGGATTTTTTCACTGGACTTACATACGGCATTGCGAACGTACCCAACACTATGATTAACGGCACCTTCGCCAAGGGCGGGATACTGTACTTGTCAGACCTAGCTGCTGGCGAGTTTACATTTCTTCGACCGTCTAGTAGTGGAGATATCGTTAGACACATGGGGTACGCAGTTGAGCAGGGTACGGTAGATGGTGTTGCGTGTACTCAAATCATGTTTGCTCCTTCTTCTGACTTTGTTGAATTGAGCTGATGACTACGGGCCCACTTAGATTTAACACGGTAGAAGCCACCTTTGGTACGCCGTCGGACAGCAGTAGGATGGTCGCCACGGGTGAGGGTCCTATGGGCATCAACGCTATTGGCGAAGGTGTAAGGCTCTCTGGAATTACGCTTCCAACGGGGTTTCCTACTAACGGGACCTTTCGGGTAACGGGGTTTCAAATTAGGGCGACCGTAACGAAAGGAACTTCTATATATACTGGTTCCATGGGGCTTACTGTTTCTACAAATGATGGAGGAGCAGCAGGAACGGAGCAGCAAGTTCAGTTTACGAACAGTTCGAACGACATGGTTACCGTTGGTGGAGTTAGAAATCTGCTGGGTTATGGGACCACCATAAGTGCTGGTCAGGGTCTCGTGGGCCTTGAGCTTAGGATTCGTGCTTACGGTCCCCCGACTCAGTTTAACGTAGAGGGTATTAATTCAAGCTCCACACTGTTCGACACCTTTGGTTTATCTCCCAGTATTGAAATTTTTTATGAGTCGGTATTTAGTAGTGGTGCTGGAGACGACGCCGAAAAACTCAATCAAATAGTTTTAGGCGCTCCCGAATCGACTACTGTTCAGCTGTCGTTTGACTTTGACTTTGAAGGTCAGAACACGAGTTTTACCACTGCCTCAAACAACACCTCACAAAACTCTTCAGGTATCCTTGGATGGGCTCCCTCAAATCCTACGGGCGAAACGGACATGACTGGTTGGTTGAGGGGCAGTCAATGTATCGACTCAACAAACAATACAGCGCTTTTATGGAAGCCGCTATCTAACTCTCAGACCCCTGTTCTTTCCACCTCGCTCCACTGCCACAGCTGGAATCTAGCTAGAACCGGAACTACTAGCAATAATACTGGTCCTTACGGGGGTCATGTTGGAAATGGTCTTCACGATAGTACGAGGCAGACTGAGTTTTTGTATGGAGAGACGAGCGGTAGAGGTGATAACATTCACCACATTACTAGGAGCCCGTCAGTCAAAATAGACGAGGTGTATGACGACTTTGTAAATGGCGACTTCACTCAGGTTTACTTAGAGTTTTACTTATACTCTTTTGGTCCGTCTGTAGGGAACTTGTATGTGTATAGCGATAACTCTAGTACATCAACAGATGGCTCCGCTACCCTGTTGGCAAAGTGCATGCACTATACAGGTGGCACTTTTAATTTCCAAACCAACACGAGTGGCGTAACCCACTCCCACGTTCTCATCCCTACCGATGCAACTAGTGGGTTTACTCAATCAAGTACATACGGATATCAAAGCTACTATCAAAACCTGCCAACAAGTATTCAGAATTCTGATATGACTGCAAACCAGAGTACTTTCAATACTTACTGGCAAAGGATTAGAATACCACTTCACGGTGGCTCGATAGGCTCTGATACAGTTAGCACAAATATGATGTCTAGCTCGTTTCAGTCTGACGTAAACAATCATACTCAGCACTTCTACTTTGTGTACCAACCAGCAAACAGCACTACGTTAGTTGCTAGCGCCAAGACAGAGGTGGGGAATCACACACCGACATTTACAACTAGTCTTTCAGGTCACTCAGGATTTTTTGGTGACCTAGCAATAGATGATGTAAGGTTGATTGGTGTTAGTCCACAGACCACCACTATCAAAAAGGTGAACGACGTTGGGGCTCAAGACACTGCCCACATTATTTTTGATTTTGTAAATCTTTACGACGATTAATATGTGGGAGTCTGGAATCTACGTTTTAAGAAAAGACGGATGGGTCGTTGAGGACCTCAAAGGAAACAGGGTGTTCATGTTTTCCGCTGAAGAATTGGTTGCAGATGATGACGAAGAATTAAACGTTGAGTCTCCAGTTGAATTTGACAGGAAGGAAGAGGTCTGGAGGACCCCAAAATCATGAACGTTTATATTTGTTAGATTTGCAGTATGTCTAGTGCTTCAGAAAAGGCTAAGAGACTGGGTTTTGCTGGAGTCAACAAACCCAAATTGACGCGCGGTCACGCTACTAAAAAAGCTGCCGTGGTCAGTACACTTGGTCCGGGGCAAGAGGGCGGTACCCTAGTACGCTTTGGTGACCAGAGCATGGGAAACAACTACAGCCCTGAGGCAAGGAAAGCCTTTAAGAGTAGACACGCAAAGAATATTAAAAGGAAGGGTAGTGCCGCATACTGGGCAAACAGATTCCTTTGGAGCAAGGGCGGTCACAGTAAGACACCGCCTAAATCTCAGAAAAAGAAATACAATTAATCATGAGTAAGCAATTCGAAAGCGCACTTGCGAGTGCGGGTATTGCAATTAGCGATACACCCCCTAACCTCAATCAAGAACAAGATGCTGTGGAACAAACCGTGGCAGACGCTCCTGTGGAGCCTGTCCAAAGCGAAGAACCTGTTCAACAGATTTCTCCTGAACCTCAGACGACTATGGCTGAGCCTGAAGCTCAACCTAGTGAGCCTGTTCAAGAGCCTGTTCAAGAGGCAGTAACAACAGAACCTGAATCAAGCCCTGAAGTTGACGTCGATACCGAGGTGCTCCGATACCTTAGCGAAAAGCTAGGCTCGGATGTAAGCTCCTTCGATGCAATTGCTTTGGCTAATTCAAATAACCCCGTTGAAATCGACGAGCGCGTACAAGCTATCAATGATTTCGTCCAAAAAACGGGTCGTAGTCCAGAAGACTGGTACAAGTTTCAGCAACTAAACCCATCCGAAATGGATGACCTGACTGCTGTACGAAACCAGATGGTAGTAGAGCACGGCAATCTCACGACCGAAGAGGTCAGCATGCTGCTCGAAAACAAATACAAACTGGACGAGGACCGTTTTGATGAGGGCGATGTCAAGATGGCTAAGCTGCAATTGAAGATGGATGCGGAATCCGCACGGAAGACTATTTCTAACCTGCGCGACGATTATATGTTGCCAGTGAACGAGCAGTCTGAAGCGCAATCCCCTATCACCGAAGACTGGATGTCTGCTATGCAGGCCGAGGTCAAGGACTTTGACGGACTCATCTTTGAGCTCCCTACGGGTGAGAACTTCACCTTTGGAATCAACGATAACTACCGCAAGGAACTTGTATCAAAAAACAGTCAGATTGAAAACTACTTCGACGACTACGTCTTCGACTCTGGTGAGTGGAACTACGAGAAGCTGAACGCACACCGTGCGGTCATTGACAACATCGATTCTATTGTTCGTTCTGTGTACCAACAAGGTATGAGTGACGGACAGAGGAAGGTGGTGGAGACGGCTGCCAACGTGAGCAACCAGCCCAATCAACGTGACACTTCTCAGCAGCCAAGCGGACTCGACGAACAGATTATCAATGCCTTCGGTGGTTCTTCTACATTAACTTTCAAAATCTGAAAATAAGAAATCATGGCTGCGATTAACGTAACCCAACAAAGCGGTGGCAACAATGTTGCTGCTGTCAACCCCAAAGGGATTTCCAATTCCCTTTACAACCTGCAAGACCCGGTAAAGTATACCTCCTTGCATGACTTTATTGACGAGGTAAACGCACCGGACATCCGTGCCAACCTCATCAAGACCTTCGGTGACCAAGGTATCACTGGCTTCTTGAAGCTCACTGGTGCTGTCAACTCATCCGGAACAAACGACGAAGTGACTTACTGGGAAGAGGCTCGCCTCCACCAGAAGTTGACTGGTGCTTTCAAAGGTGCAGTGGCTTCGGGCGCAGTTTCGGGTGTTATCGACGGAGTTCTTTATGCCGATGCTGCATCAGGATACACCGAGGGAACAACCTCTCAGAACGTTGCTCGCAAGGGTGACGTACTCATTATCAATGGAAACGAAAGAGCTTATGTCTCTGCCGTGAACGCTGCTGGTAGTGAGGTTACCATCAAGTCTCTCCTTACTGGCGGACTTACTGCTGCTTCTGACAATGATGCTGTTAGCGCTATCATCATTGGTAACATGTACGCTCAGGGAACTGACCAGCCGGACTTTTTCCTCCAGTCTAACGTTGTTATGAGAAAGAACCCGTACGTCATCGTTAAGGAGTCTTACGAGGTGTCTGGTTCTCAAGCTACCAACATCGGCTACATCGATGTGGGTGGTGGCGACTACCGCTGGTACTTGAAGTCTGAGGCTGATACACGTCAACGTTTCCTCGACAAGAGAGAGATGATGATGCTCCTCGGTCAGAAGGTGACTTCTACCGACGCTGCTTTGTCTGGAATCTCAGGTACTGAAGGATACTTCGCTGCTTTGGAGGACAGAGGTTTGGTTACTTCCGACGTCATTGGTGAGACCCTCACCGACTTTGGAGACATTGACCAAGTCATCAAGATGATGGACAAGAACGGATGTCCTGCTGAGTACGCTATCTACGCCAACACGGACCAGATGCTGACTTTGGATAATATGCTTTCCAAGGGTGGTACTGCTTCTACTGCTGGTTTGCAGGGTAGCTTCGGAGCTTTCCAAAACAACAAGGACATGGCAGCCAACCTCGGCTTCTCTTCCTTTACTCGTGGCGGATACACATTCCACAAGCACGGATGGAAGCTGTTGAACGACCCCACTCTCCTCGGAGCTAGCGGAGTCGGCGACATCGCTACCAACTTGGTTGCTGGTGTAATGATTCCTCTCACTACTGTTGCTGACCCACAAACGGGTAACAGAGCTCCCGCCTTGGAGATGAACTGCAAGGCCGCTGGCGGTTACAGCCGCGAGATGGAGCACTGGGTAACTGGTGGTGGTGTCCTCGGTTTCAAGACCGACGGCAAGGACGTTGCTAAGTTCAACTACCGCTCTGAGTGCAACCTCGTGACTCGCGCTGCTAACCAGCACGTTCTCATCAAAGGTGCCTCTGCGTAATAGCTGACTAATACCGGAATGGGGGGAGGGATTCGCTCTCCCCCTTATTCCTCTTCTTGGATTTCAATTAGATTAAAATGGAACAGACAACAAAGGGTCCGGGTCGCCCTAAAAAAGCCCCAATCAAAAAAGTTGTGGCATCAGAGCCCGCTAAGAAAAGAACCGTCAAGCGCACTCAGCGAGACGAGTCTAAACTTCCCAAACTGTACGAGACGCTAAACCGTCAAGGCGGCATCTTCCTTAAGATTAGAGGCAACAGTGTACAGGTGTTTGATGAAGAGACCAACACCGTTAGGGGTATTCGATACTGCCCAGCAGAGCCAAGTATCTATATCGATGAGCAAAGCTCACAAGCCGTTCGCTCTCACGTTTACTTTGAGAACAAGGTATTGATTGTCAACTACGACAAGCCAAACCTTGTTGCGTACCTAGATGCGCACCCAGACAATGCGTCAAACGGAGGTACTGTGTTTAAGCTAGTAAACAAAGAAGACGACGCTGAGAAGGTCTTGGAGCAAGAGTTCCAAATCAATGACGCTATTGCAATTATCAAGTCAAGACCCATTGAAGAATTGCTTCCCGTTGCCGTTGCACTGAACGTTAACACGAATCAGAAGGACCTCTCAATCAAGCGAACTCTGGTGCAGATAGCTAAGAGAGACCCAAACCATTTCATGTCCATGGTGGACAGCCCCATGGTGAACGCACGTTCAACAGTGGTCGAGGGCTTTGACTTCCAGATTCTGGACTTCAGGCAGGGTGCCGTGGTCTGGTTTGACTCTGGTAAGATGATTGCCTCCGTCCCCGTGGGACAAGATAAAATCGAGGTCATGACTCGCTTTGTCATGACTGACAAGGGCTCGCTGGTTTTGTCCGATATTGAGCGCCAACTGGAGGCTATTGCATAACGCATAACCAGCATGGATACTGGAGAGGGGGCACAAGCCCCCTTTCTTTTTCTGTATATTTGCGAGATAATCCCTTACTATGGCAAGTGTTAGAGAGGTTTATAATGCACTAAAGGACATCGCTAACAAAGATGAGCGAGGCTTTGTTACGCCAACAGAGTTCAACTCTTTCGCTCCTATCGCGCAAACAAACGTGTTCAACAGTCTTTTTAGTCAGTTGGTCAATGCGGAGGCGCTTAGGAAAAGAGGCGTAGACCCCGGCAGAAACAACTCTCTGATTAAGCAAATCAAGGAGGATTTGTCCTTGTTCACCAAAACATCAAACACGATTTCTAGGACCACTGGTTCTCATTTTGCTAAGCCTGACGACCTTTCTCGCATTATAAATGTAAAGACTGACGGCTCCTTGCTGTTTGGAGAGAATACTTCTGTTACTATTCCCGTTGAATATGACGAAGAGAAGTTAGAGTATGTGCTTCACAGCAATCTTAGCGCACCCACCGAGGACTCTCCTATTGCCTTTCTTGACGACCAGATTGAGGTGTACCCTCAAAGTCTGAATAAGATTAAGGTCAGGTACTACAAGCAGCCAGAAGGACTTAACGCCGCCACAGGTGCAAGGACCTCATCTCTTCCCAAGTTTGGCTTTACCACGCTAAACAACAAAGAGGCTTACAGCGCAGCCAGCAGTACTGACTTTGAGATGCCTGAGCACTATGTCCCCAAGCTGGTTGAGGAGATGGCTAGATTGATTGGTATTAACCTTAGGGATGCCGCCGTTTCTAATTACGGTCAGCAACAACCCCAACAGAGATAAAGCATGGCAAGAAATCTAGTTACCGTAGACCAAGTAGTCAATGACTTTGTTCTGACTCTCGACTCGGACGATTACGTGAGCAACGTATCGGACATGGTCGTAAAGAACTTTGCCTTGCGCGGAATCCGGGAGATGGGATTTGATATGCTTAAGCGTGTCAGGTCTCTGAAGTTGTCGAAGAACAGCAACGACACGGTGACCTTGCCAGATGACTTTGTCTCGTTAGTCAAGATTGGCTTGGTGGGCGAGGACGGGTTGGTCTACGTTTTGGGAGAGAACAAGAATATTAACTACTCTCAGAAGTACAGCACCGATGCATCTGGTAATATCATTGATAGTGACGGTGACGGCATAAACGACAGGGTAGACGCTAAAGGCGGAACGCTTGGCTTAGGCGTGTTCGGTGACGACGACTACATCGTGTTCAGCAACTACGTTTACCAAAACAATATTGGACAGATTTACGGTCTTGGTGGTGGACAATATCAAGGGCAGTACAGGATGAACGAAGACCAGAACAGAATTGAAGTATCGGCTGGCACGTTCTCTGAGGTTGTTATTGAGTACATCGCAGACGAGGCTCGTTCTGTCAATCCCACGGTTCATGTGGAGGCAGAGGAGGCTCTTCGGTCTTACATCTACTACAAACTGGTAGAGCGTAAAAGCAGCGTTCCGGCTGTAGAGAAGAACAGAGCCAGAGTTGAGTATTACAACGAGAGACGCAAGGCGAACGCAAGGCTCAAGGCATTTAGTATGGAGGAGGCCCTGAAGACGATTCGCAAGAACACCAAGCAGGCACCTAAGTACTAATGGCGATTGAAAAGCTCGTACCCCAATACCTCAACAAGGATGAAGATGAGAGGTTGGTGAAGCCGTTTGAGATGACGGACGCTCTTAACGTGCGCGTATCTCACGAAACCGACGGGACTCAAGGAATCATAAAGAATGTTGAGGGCACTACAGCCGTATTGCCAGCGGAGAACACAGCGGACTCTATCCCATCGTCTGGAGACAACAGGGTTATTGGCGTTGTTCCTTGCGAGGCGGGTAAGTGCATGTACTTCTTCTTGTACAATTCAGCTAACAATCACGGGATATACAGATATGATTCTGTAACGGACAGGTATGAGAAGCTGTATCAGGATTCTGTTCTGAACTTTCAGCGTGATGCTTTTGTGAAGGGTGACGTTGTCATCAATCAACACCAAGAGCACCTTCTTTACTTCACGGACAACAGGAACGAGCCAAGAAAACTCAACGCCACTAAGCTATTGTTGGGTAACTATGACGCCAACCTTACTAGTGGAACTGCTATTCAAAAGCAGAAGTTTCTGACCGTATGCAAGCAGCCGCCACAGACCGCTGCTACGTTTCGGTTTATCACAAATCCCACCATTGGCTCAAACAACCTGAAGGAAAGTTGCTTTCAGTTCACGTATCAATACGTGTATGACGACGGTGAGGTATCCGCCCTTGGTATTTACTCAGACCTTGCGGTAAGCCCTACAAACATGGCCTTTAACGCTCCGGCTATGGAGTTCTTGGGTGGTGATAATAACGAGCTTGAGATAACCGTAACCAACTCGGACGGACCTGTAAGAAAGATTCGTGTCTTTGCTAGAAAGAACAACGACCAGCTTTTTCTCAAGGTTGCAGAACTTGACAATAACGTTGTCGGAGGAACTCAATCATTCATCTTTAGAAACGATGGAGTCTACCCCGCGCTTTCGGATGAGGAAGCAAACAAGCCGTTTGATGCTGTGCCTAGGCTCGCGTCAAGCCAAGCTATTTGTGGCGGAAGGCTGATGTACGGAGACTACGTAGAGGGTTTTGACAATTTAGAGAATACAGACGTATACGCCTATAACGTTTTCTCTCCTAGGTCAGCTACAGCGGTGAATCTAAACCTTCCTGTACTAGACGGTGCCACCGAAATACTTGATGACTCAAGCAGCAATAACCAGAAGGAAGAATTTTTGGCTGCTGATATTGGCGGAGCGGTACCCTTTGGGTTTTTTGCACCTCCGACTGAACCGTTTGCAAGGTTTGGGGACTCCACTACTGACGGAATCAATTTTAATCTTGACCTATCGAACTTCCCTGCATTAGGGATTGAGGACAATCAAGGGGTTGTTGATTTTAACGTCAACATCTCCGCAAGTAAAATTGGATTTGCGGCAACAGGTGCTGACGGTACGGGTCCGAACACTAGGCAGGCATACACTACGGCGACCTACTACAACAATGGTAGCAATCTCATTAACGCTGACGACATGTTTGTCTTGGACAGCGACGAGATATTTAACGGTATTGCTTTAAAGCCTGTGGGCAACCTAACCTTTCAGTCACAGCACCCCGCACCCACAGCGGCTACACAAGCTGAGCTTTTCACTTGGATTCAAGACAACATTGTTGGCACTATTGGACAGGTATCGTGCACCTTTTTGAGCGAGCCCCTTAGTGGTCCTCCTAATGCTCCCAACCCCCTTTCGGGTGCGAGTGCTATGCTTCAAAAAACTGGCGGGGCACAATCTCCCGGGACCAATGCCGACGCCGACAGGCTGGCTGTATGGCTAGAGGGTGTGCTTGATTTTCAAATATATTCTGCTGAGTTTGATGGCGCAACAAACAACGTTAAGTTCAAGATTCGTTGCGTCAATGTAGACTTAGAGGCTGTTCAGGCTGTGGCCCCGCTCCAGATTAGCAACTCTGGCGCGACAATTGGAAACGATTTTGTAGACACTACAAACGGAACTCTGCTAGCTGGGACACACAACGGTGGTCTCAGTCTAAATACCTTTCAAGCATACCTGTTTGATTCGTCAGACATTAGCTTAATCATAAATAGCCAATACAACAACCCGACTTCAGGATTCAGTCTGAACGATTTCAGTATTGGCTCTAGTGGAGCTATCAGGTCTTACTTCTTTGACTACGAGGTGGCTAGTGGTAGCTTAGATGTCATTCAGTCTGATGGCGCCGACCTAACCTCCTTTAAGGCTGGAGCCGCTCATGACTTTGGAATTGTTTATTACGACCACAGAAACAGAGCTTCTGGAGTTCAAAAGATTGGAGATGTAAACGTCCCTCATTTTGGCTCTGCACAAAGACAAGGAAGAGAAGGTAGAACAAGTGTTGACCTTAGGCTTATTCACGAGCCACCTCCATGGGCTACGAAGTGGGCCCCCGTTTACTCTAAGAACAACACCTACGAGAAGATATTGCAAGTCTCAGTTGCTGAGGCCGCCCTTGGAAAGAAAACAGACTTCGCTGACATTCGCTCTAGTGATGGCACAAAAACAAGACCTGTACTACAGGGCCTTGAGGGAGGAATAAACGGCCAAATCTTTATCTCTATGCGGCCCCTTGAGGGCAAGTCAAACTCATACAGGGATTTTAAGGGCGCTGAGATTTCTTATGAGTACAAGGAGGGTGATGTACTAAGGGTTCTTGAGTATGTGGGACCACAGGGTATCGTTCGCCCTATGAATGAGTTCAAGATTACGTCTTATCAGTTTTATAACGACGACGACCAGAACCCAATCAAACTCACGGACAGTACATCTCAGGACGACGAGGACAACTACAGGAGAACCGGGTGGTTCTTGACACTTAGAGACAACTCAACGCCGGGATTCGATAGAGACTCAGTAAGGCTAGGTACAGATTTCTTTTCTCAGCGGTGTCTAGTTGAGATATATAGACCTAAGCGAGCAACCGAGGCTAAGCTGTACCACGAAGTAGGAGAGCAGTACGACATCGTTGAGGTGGGCGGTGCGAGGACTCACGCTGGAGACAGAAGTAATAGCACGTCACCCACGTTCTCCATCTCTGTTGTAAACGCTAATAGGTTTACTTCGGACGAAAGGCTGTATAGAGGAGACCGAGTATTAACCACGGCGTCTTCGAGCGGGTATGTTTTTGTAGAAAATTTGTTTGACAACGGAGACGGTACAAATACGTACACCATTCACCCGTCAAATCCGTTTACTCAAAATACCATAGGAAGCTCTGTTGGAAACAACACCATAACAGCAGCAGGCAATAACGGATTGTTCCCCGGAGTTATAACCTTGAACCAAGGCGACGTATACTTGAGGATTAGGGAGCAGTTAAGCAACGCTGAGATAGACTATACACCTACACTTCAGTCTGATATCACCAGAGCGTTTAGCCCAATTGATGTAGACAGTGCTGTTTACGTGAAGTACGTTATCGAAGACGAAAGAGTCAGCGATTTCTTTGACTCCAAGGCCGTCAGCATAGGCAGACCGCACATCGAAACGCCTGAACAGAGAGAGATTTCTAGGAACTCTGCTGTGACATATAGCGAACCTTTTGTTTCGGATTCGGCACGGCTAAACCTCTCCTCATTTAACCCTGTCTTGTTTCCGTTTAAGGACTACAACTCAGCGGATGGTTTCATTACGTACCTCGTAGATAAGGGGGAGTCGCTATTGGTGTTACAAGAAAAGAAAATAAGCGCGACACCAGTGGGTAGGCAGCTGATTGAAGCTGCTCAAGACGGCATGCTCGTGACCAGCAAAAATGTTCTGGGCACCGAGACGTACTATGCTGGCATATATGGTCCGGGTAGAAACCCTGAGTCTGTTGTAGACAGGTTTGGTATTACGTATTTCGCTGACATGGAGGCGGGCAAGATTGTTAGGGTGTCTTCTAAAGGCATTGAACCCATTAGCGACGTCAAGCTAGAGTCCTTCTTTGAGAACCTGTTTGCAGACCTCTTGGTGCGTGAACAGATTCCCAGAATACCATGTGGATTCGACCCAGAAAACAGCGAATACATTGTGACTGTTGAGGGCCAGCAGGTCAACGACATCACGATAGGAAGCACAAACGTAGGAGACGTCCCATTGCCCCCTACAAATCCTAGGATTGCTGGCGCTAATGGAAAGCTAAAGTCTGTTGCTTCGTTTGAAAACCTGCCAACTTGGGATAAGGAAGCACTGTCTTGGGAATCTGACGTTATACGTCCTGTTGCGCGGCTACCGCAATGGAACACTATCGGCACCGCCGTGATGTACGTAGACAGACTTACTGAGAGGGCCTCTGTTTTCATAGAGCCTCAAAAACAAAGGGAGTCCGCAACTATTGAGATGGATTTGGTTCACTCAAAGGGCTCCTTTAGGGGTGTATGCCAGTTCAATCCCGGAGACGGCTCTGTGTTGTTCCCAACAAACTGTGTCTCTATTCGGGCAGCAGTTGCGGACGACGCAAGTGTGGCTGTTAGCGTGGCGGCAGGTACGGACGATGCAGGAAAAACTATTGCATGGGGGGCAACCAAAAACTTTTGGCTATCCCTTTACTCCTTCAACCCTGAGATGTACGCACACCTGCACAACAGGTTCTTCTCATTTGAGAACGGTCAGATTCACAGGCACAACGTGAACAGTACATACAACAATTTCTATGGGCGTCAGTACAATTCTGTGGTTGAAGTAGTATCAAAAGAGAACCCTTCGTCTGTTAAAGTTTACAATGCCCTGAGCTTAGAGGGTAATGACACTTGGTCTGCTGTTGTTTCTAACACCCAGCAAACAACAAACATTACCGAGCCCATGTACGAGGAAAGGGAGGGTATGTATTACACTGTCATCCCTAAAGACATCACGTCTAACTCTACGGCAAACATGTCGCACAAGGTTGTGCTTGGTAGAGTTGAGTCTAAAGACGGAAACAAGGTCAAGATTACCTCAAGGATTAGCAATTTGCCATTTAGCATTGGTGATGCTGCATATTTATTGGCTTCGTCAAGTGAAACCAACTTGTCCGCCACGATTAACTCTGTTGACAGCAGGACTGAGGTGACACTGAGTAACGCTTCTGGAGTTTCTGCGGGCGATATCTTGATGGCGTTGTCTCAAGATGAAATAAACGGAGACAAAATCAGGGACTATCACGCAAAAATTAAGTTGACTAACGACAATACTGGAGCCGTTGAGCTTTTCGCTGTAAATGCAGCTTACTCTAGGTCTCCATTGCATAACGACCAAAAAGAATAACTTTGTAATATGGGACTATTTGATGATTTGGGGAAGCTAGGGAAGGCTGGTGGTGAGGGTGGTTACGGCATGGCTAGTGACCTTACTGGGATGATGGCTAGTGGAGCTGCGTCAGGGCTTGGTGGAGTAGCCGATATTGTGTCAGGCTTTGTAGCTAAGGGTCAGGCAAAGAAAGAGCTTGCAAAAGCTAACGAAAATTTAGAATCAGTTCTTGGTAATCAGCCATCGCTATCTACACCGGGTGAATACTATGACGCGGTAAAGAACGCCTACGACCAACGTCTGCTTCAGATGCGAACAGATGACATCAATCGTTCTCTAGCCACCACAGCGGGGGCCGCTCAACAGTTCGGGGCTCGTGGTCTAGGCGCAATCATGGGCGCTCAGTCTCAGGCTCAGAGACAAATGAGAGAAGAGACTTTGACTCAACAGCGATTACAGACATCGGCACTTACCAATCTAGCGAGTGCAAGAGAAAGAGAGACTGGGTTGCGTGAGGCTCGCTCGAATAGAGATATTGACTTTGCATACGACGCTAAGGCTCTTGCAGACGCAAAACTTGGGCAGGCTAGAGCCCAGATTGGACAGGGATTTGGTGCCGCTCTTGGTGGTGCCGCGAGTTTCGGTATCGGACTTGGTGCTGTAAAGGCTATGGCCGAAGATGGCGCTAAGGTTCAGAAGACCCCCGGTAAGTTTAGTCACGAGAAAAACGAAATGTATGTGGTTGACGAAGAGGGCAACTCTATGGGCCTTGCTTTGACGGGAGGTGAGTATGTAATTGACCCCGCTCGTGCCAACAGACTAAAAAATAAAGCGAAGGACTCCTCCATAAAAGGAATGAAGGTCCTTAGGAAGGAGGTTCAGACCATGGTAAATGACTTTGAAAAAGCAGACTAATGGGCACAAGATTTAAGACAGGGTATTTAGCTGACCGCGTTAGCTTTAGCGAGATAGGCCGTCAGGCAGGAGCGGAAATCTCTAACAGCCTGAGCGAGATTCAGGAGAAGCGAAAGCAGCGGCAGGTAGAGCTCGATACACGGATGGGTTTTACGAAGGCGCAGCAAGCATCTTTACCCGCTGGTCTTTCAGGGCGATATGGTAGAATGGGTCAATCCCTGTTAAACGACATGCAAGAAAAAGCAGCTCGTGCTTATTCGACGGGTCGTGCCGAGGACGTTCAGTCTTATCAAACTGCAAAACAGGAATATGTAGACCTTGTCAATATCGGTACCGCCGTGTCCTCTTCGGAGAAGAACATCATGGACAATGTGGCTATTGGTAATTTCCAAAACGCTGCGGCTACAGTTCCTGAGATTCAAGCAGAGTATAGGGTTCACGATAGTGGCGTTCCTGTTCAGTTGGCCGACGGTTCGTTTGCTTTTGAGGATGCTAATGGGGTTCAAACCCCGTGGAGAGAGTCCACACTTAACGACCCCCGTGGGGGTTACGCTCCTCCAATCAAGTTTGAGGGGTCTGAGTACCTCGTTGCACCGTTGGCAGACACCATGTACACGGAGAACTTCTCTAACTCAGAAGGTGTCTATCAACTTCGATTCGATGGCACAGACTTTCAGACTGGAGAGCTGGACCTAAACAAGCTGTATGGTGACGTTGCTAGGGTGCTGGACAAGAAGAACGTAGCCCACCCAAACGAAATGGGTCAGGCCATCTCTATCTACGGATACAAGGTAAATGACGCTCCTAACAAGAACGAACTCACACAGCAAGACGTTCTTGACGCTTCTAGAATCTACCCGCCAGAGGCATATATGCCGGGAGCAACTTTCTTAGAAGGTCAGTTTAACGAAGACGGTGAGTACGTATTCAATGTGGATGTCGAACAGTTTAATGATAGACCTACAGAGTTTAGCGAAGAGTCGTTTGCTCAGATTCGCGCTGCTCGTGAGGCCAAGGCCACATACTACGAAGGGATTGCCGGGACTATTGCAGAAAGAATCTCTAAAGACAACGAGACAGGCTTATATGCTGCTCAGTTAGAGGAGGAGGCTAACTCTTTGGCGGAAGCCTTGGCGGAGCAAGCCATGGAAAACTCAGAAGACCAAGCTGCGTATTTTGCTCAGGCACCTGCCATGTTGCAAACCGACGCAAGTAATGGTGAAGCACAGTTTGTGATGCCGACTCTCGCAGACAGTAGGTATCAGGTCACTATGGAGGGACGAGGTCTTTCTATTGAGGAAATCGTGTTTAACAACGACGGTGAAGAAATTGGATACAAGGTCTCTGCTACGAAGAGCAGGCAGGAAAGCATTGATGCACTCCTAAACGGAGGTATGGACCAAGCTCGGGCAGAACAGATTGTAAAGGACTGGTTCAAGAAGTACGACAATACATTTATTGACCTTGGGACTAGAGGCCCAGAGTTCCTTCGCATTAAGACCGGACTGAACAACGGGTTGTTTGAATCCGGAAACAAGCCTAAGTCTGAGAACCAAAGACTGTTGGCTAGGCAAAAGATTGCCATGTTCAACGAACAAGTGGGCGTAATCGACGAGAATAGGCTGACCTCTTTCCTTCAGCAAAGCGGTATGACTATTCCTGAACTCGCCGCCGACCCAGACCCACCAGCAGCAAGCTCAACAGGGCCCGCCACGGCATCGACTACTGGTGGCGCACCACCTCCAGAACCAGCAGCTAGTGATAGCACGGGTACACCTCCACCCGCTCCCCCCGCCGCTAGTGACAGCACGGTTACAGCTCCTCCGCCTACCCCAGCAGCAACGGACACTACAGCAGCTCCGCCTGACTTGGGCGACATCGATGTACCCGAACCTTCAGAGCCAGCTACAACGCCTCCGGCTACTGAGGAAACAGCTGATG